TCATTTGCGGTTAGAAAGACGAATATATCTAACATATGAAAGTTTAATCTGCGGATTATTATAAAACTTACTTACTTATTAGTTTTTATATGGTTTTATAAAGATATATTAGGTTTTAATGAACGGAGCACCCAGAAATATAAATAATATAAAAGCAAATATAGGTAAAGAATGTATTTATGTTTATAATTTAACAAGAAAATCAAATGTATCTTTTATAGGAACTGTTAATTATTTTGGAGGTGGTTTAATAATGCTTAAACCAAAAAAAGATTGTAATTTAAATAAAATAGTATCATATATAAATAGTAATACATTTAAAAATAATTTTATATTTTCAGGAAGATTTAAAATAGGACATAGACAAATCTCTAATTCTTATATTCCAAATGATATTTTAATTTAATTTTCTTATATTTAACATAAAATTTTCTTTCCAACTTGGTTTTGGTTTTTGTAAGCAATCAATAAATAGTTTTATTTTTTTATTTATATTTTCATATTTATATAATCTATTTTTATCCCAACATACTTGAAATGGTAAATTATTTATATTTGGTGTTAATAATGATAAGCCTCTAAACCATTTTTGAATTTTTATTATTTTATTTTCATTATATATACATAATGATTTTTCCATTTGTATATTTGTTATTTATAGATTAAAAATATAATATCATTTTTTTTATTTTATATATGAAACTACTAAACTAATATAAAAGTATATTAAATATATATATTTACTTATGAATAAAGTACCTTTTAACAGTCTTATAAAAGCCAATTTTGTAATTAATTATATTGAATTATTAGAAAGAGAATTTTATAATATTCAAAGAGATTTACTTTTATCTAAAAAACTACCATATATTGATAAACGAAGATTAATACACAAAAGATGTATTATAAATAATAATATAAATTTAGGATATGGTATTATTAAAAATGATATATTTAAAAATGAAGTAAAATATGAAGAAATGTTAGAATATGTAAAAGATACATCAGCTATTATTAGAAAAAATTATGATAAAACATTATTACAAAAATATAAAGAAATGTATAATATTGATATAACTGAATTTACAGATAGAGTAATGTTAGATAAATATGAATAATACATTTATATAATCACTTATTTTTTCTTATTATATATAAAGTTAAATTTATATAATTTATTATTAAATATTATGTTTAATGATATCATATTATATAACTATGTTGAAGTTCCTCGTATTGTTATAATAGGTGATGTACATGGTGATTTAAAAAGATTTAAAAATATATTATTTGATGCTAAAATTATTAATAATAATTTAGAATGGATTGCTGAACCTCAAAATACTATTGTAGTACAATTAGGAGACCAAGTAGATAGTGCTAATAGAGATAATTTAGATAATTTAAATAATACTAATGAAAGAAATTGGGAAATAATGAAAGATGTTGAAATGATTTATTTTACAAATTCATTAGATGATATTGCTAAATCTAAAGGAGGTAAAGTAATATCTTTAATAGGTAATCATGAATTAATGAATGTTATTGGAGACTATACTTATGTTTCAAATAATAGTAAATATGATTTAAGAACATCACAATTTAAACCTTGTGGTTCTATATCAAATATATTAGCAAAAAGACCTATTGTATTAAAAATAGGTAAATTATTATTTTGTCATGCAGGTTTAAAAAAATATCATATAGATATTTTAGATAAATATAATAAAGATATATCATATATTAATAATATTTGGAAGGATTTTGTATTAAAAAACAGAGTTTTATTGGAAGATAAAGAGATATTTGATAATATAATTTTAGGAAATGACGGGATCTTATGGACGAGAAATTTAGATGATCCAGATACTGTATCATCTATATTATCAAGATTAAAATGCATCTATATGTTTATCGGACATACACCTATGCCTACTATTAAATTATTAAATAATCAAATATGGTACACGGATACTGGTATATCAAGATCTTTTGGTACTACATCATATCAATATATAGATATAAATAATTATAATATAGATGTTAAAACTATATATGAATAATTATTTTTGTACTTTCATTTTAGTACTATCAAACCCCCAATGCAATAAAGTCTGTCTAATTCTTGGAGATATTTTTTCATCATTTTTACCATATTTATTTATTTTATTTTGTAATTGTTTTCTGAATCTACCATTTTCACCAGCAATTCCATTCCATCTCTCTATCTGTCTTTCATCATCTTCTGTTCTTCTACCTAACCAAAAATTACAATACCATTCTATCCAACCATAAGGATCTATATCTTCTCTTATCCAATTTTTTTCAATCCAATATTCATAAGATGAACCAACTTTTACTTTATATTTATTAATATTTTTATCATATTCGTTATTACATATTTTATTTAATGGAATTTTATTTAAAAAAAAGAAATGTTTATGATGATCTTTATATATTTTTTTTGTTTTAGGTGATTTAATAATTCTAAAGTAATTACCACCCATTATACCTATCATAAACATTTGTTTAGGAGTTATATTAGGTTTAAAATCTGGATAATCTTTAAATATTAAATTATTTTTCATTACTATTTATATAATACAATAATTATATAAAAATAATTATAATATTATATTTAAAATGACAAATATAATAAAATTCGATAATTTCTATATAGAATTTTTTAGAAATGATTGTTTAGCAGAAAACTCAATAGCAAAAAATAAAAATTGGGAGCCTCATATTACAAAATTTGTTAAAAATTTACATTCAAAAATAAATATTAAAAATATTATTGATATTGGTGCTAATATTGGTTATCATACTATGTTATTTTCGAGAATAATAGGTAATAATGGTGTTATTTATGCTTTTGAACCACAACCACAAATATTTTCATTATTATCTAATAACATATCTAATAATAATTTAAAAAATGTAATTTTATATAATAATGCTTGTTCTGATGAAGAAACTATTGTTTATTTACCTAAATTTAATATACCTTTACAAAATATAGAAAATATGGGCGATATAACACCAAATTATAATGTAAATATAAATGACAAATATGCAATTCAGTCTGTTATAATTGATAGACTTAATTTATCTAAAATTGATTTTATTAAAATCGATATACAAGGATGGGAAGTAAAAGCTATAATTGGTTTAAAGGAACTTTTAGAAAGAGATAAACCATATATGATTGTAGAATTTGAATATTTTCAATTAGCTAAAGATAATAAAACTTGTAGTGAATTAGCTGATTTATTACGAACATATGGATACTATATTTATTATTTAGATTATGAATATCCATCAGACCATGTATGTGTACATCATACGAAATTAAAAGAATTTAATGAATATTTTAAGGATAATATATTTGACCATAATGAACCAAATAATGTCAATAATAATATAGCCTTTGGTATTACTAAAAAAATTAAATTAAATTATTAAAAAGTTATAATTATTTTTATTATTATAATATAATAATTATATAAAAAAGAATAAGTTATTACTAATAATTTACAAACAGAGAACCAGTATAATTTATATAAAATAGTATGAATACTATTTAGATATCTATTATATAGATTATATGAAAATAAATTAGTACTAATAACTTAATATATATTTAGATTTATTTATTCTCAAATAGTACATAATCGTTATAAAAATTAAAATTTAAAAAGTGTTAAGACTATATAAGGTTTTATAAAATTATGTACTATTTGAGAATAACAAAAAACAACATAATATTTAAATATATACATCATAATTAAGCACAGCGATTCCACTTTTTCAAGTTTCTTGGCAGACTTACTTTCGTAAGAGAGATCCTTCTCTACTTAATTATGAGATACTGTATATATTCATATATTATATCATCTTTATGTTGTTTAATAATATAAACTACTTAATCATTTTTTCTTATATCTTTATATTTTTAGAACATATTTATCCAGATGCAAAATAGTACATAATCGTTAAAAAAATAAAAAATTAAAAAGTGCAATGGTTATATAGATTTTTGCATCGCCGTGTACTATTTTTATTATTTAGGAATAAAGACTTTATAGTTTATTTTTAATCTATCTCTTCTAAACCTAATAATTTAGAAAATATATTAATAAAATCTAAATATAAATCAATAGAAGCCGTTATAAAATCTTCTCTATATTCTTTTTGCAACATTATATTAGTGTCAAAAACTACCATTATAGTAAATAATATAATACCAATAGTTAAATATATCTTACGCATATTATTAGAAGTTTGTTTATCAACAGAACCAGTATATCTTATTAATGCTAATACAATACCAGCAATTATAAGACCTAATAAAGCAAATAATAAATATACAGCCATCCAACTTAAATCAATACCCATATTTGCTAATATAAAGGCTAATATTGTCATTCCAACAAAAATACCTATAACTGATAATAAAATTTGATCTATGAGTTCTTTTGGTACTGTTTTTGTATAAAAATGTAAAAGAGCACCAAATACAATAGAAAGTAAAGATAATATAATATATCTAATCCATGTAGGTAAATTTCTTAAAAACATTAATATTAATAATAATCCAATAGAAACAATAAGATAAAACCAAAATGATTGGTTTGTCATATTAGATAATTTAGGATTATTTCTAAAATAATATACAATAGCAAAAGTAATAATTAATTGAAATATAAGAGATGAATATACTTTCATTAAAAACCATTTTTTATCATATAATAATTTAATAAAATTATTTGATGTATTATTTTTACGCATAATAATATATTCTATATTAAATACATATATTAAATGATATTATTTATAATAAAAATACTTAAATATATAAGATAATATTATCAATATAATAATAAATATTAAAAATATTATAATTTTTTTATTCATTATATTATTTAATAAATAATAAAATATTAATATAATTATTAATAATAAAGACATTATAAAATTAGTTACAGGATTATATGGTTTATTTTTAGATTTTTTTGATTTTAATCTACCACCTCTACCTCCTCTACCACCTTTAAAATCTTCAAATTCAAATTCATCATCATAATTATCACTCATTTTTATATAATATCTAATTATTATATATAAAAAAATGACAATTATATATTATTATTGTATAATATAAAATGGATATATTAAAAGACGAGTTTGATAAATATATTGAATTAAAAAATAAAGAAGTAGAAGAGATACTTTTATTAAAGGATGTAAATAGAAAAATGAAACAAAATGAAACAAAAAAATCTAAAGCAGATGATAATGAAATAGATAAGAATATTATTAAAGAAGACAATCAAGAAGAAAATATAGATAGAATTGATTATAGAACAAAGAAAACTATATCAAATATTTTATTAGAAAAAGATAGAAAATTAAAGGCATCTAAAAATTATAAAAAACAGCAATCAGAACTATTTTTATCAGGGCAACTGATATAAGAATTATTCGATAAAATATACTTAATGAATGTCTTCTGTTAATATTGATAATATTATAGATGCTGTATTATGGAATAAATATTTTAAAAAAAATTTAAATAAATATCAAGATGATATTAGAGAAGTATATATAAATTCAATATTAAGTATTATATATAAAAATTCAAAAGTTTTAGAAAAAAATAATATAACACGTGATAATGTTAAGAATAGATTGATAAAAATATTAAATTATAGAGCTAAGTTATATAATTTAAAGAAAATGCCTTTAATTAAACAACGAACACCAGAATGGTATGAATTGCGAAAATCGAGATTAACAGCAAGTGATGCTTATGATGCTATTGCCAATAATAATCTTTTATTAGCAAAAAAGAAAGCAGGAGTATATGTAGATGATATAAAATTAAATAAAGTTCCACCTATTAAATGGGGAACGATGTTTGAAGATATGGCTATGAGATGTTATTCACAAATGAATGATGATATGATTATAAATGAATTTGGATTAATTCCAGATAAAGAATTAGAACATTTTGGAGCATCACCTGATGGAATATCAGAAATGGGTATTATGATTGAAATTAAATGTCCTTATATGAGAAAAATAAAAGATGGATATATTCCACCAAAATATATAACACAAATGCAAGGACAATTAGCAGTTTGTAATTTAGAAGAATGTGATTATGTCGAATGCGAGTTTAAACAATATTTAGAAATAAACGATTATTTAAATGATACAGAAGATATTAGTGTTAAAAATCATGGTGTAATTGCTGAATTTACATTAAAAGATACAGATGAATTTTACTATATATATAGTGAAATATATTTAACACCACGAGAATGTTTAAATACAGTAGAAATTAAAATAAATGAAGAATTAAAATATAACAATAATCTTATATTTAATAAATTAATTCCATGGAAATTACTAATGATTAATGTTCAAAGAGTTAATTTTAATAAACCTGAATGGGATAATATTAAACCCAAAATTATTAATTTTTGGGAGAAAGTAGAAAATTGTAAAAATTTACCAATTGAATATAAAAAGAAAAAAGAAGAACCTAAAATAATGTTTATTAATGATGATAGTGATGATGAAAAATAATATTTAATCTAAAAATTTATTTTTTAAGTGAGGATATCTGCTATTTACAATATACATCATACCATAATTACTTCTTTTTTTTTCACTATTTAAACAAGTACTTGAATAATAATTAGATTCTTTATAAATATTTTCGGATCTATTTAAACAACCACAAGATAAACTATTATCACTTTTACATTCTACAAAACATGCTTTATTTCGTGATAATATAGCTTTTTTAAAATATTCATTAAATTTATTCATTCCAGAATCATCTGGAAGTTTTTTTATTTTTCCATCCATATTATAATCAATATAATAGGGATATAATATTAACATCTTAACAAATAATGGATGATCATTTATAGAAACTTCATTATTGTGTTGATCGTATGAAGGTTTCATATTATTCATATCAAATTTTACAGATATTTCTTCATCGTTAAATCTTAAAAATGGTGCTTGATATAATAAAGTATAAATTGGACCTTTTAATTTAAAATCGGCTGTTTTCATTAAAACGTTATCAATATCATCAGTTATTTTATTTATAATATCTGTTGTATTATTAATATATATATCATATGTTTTAATATAAAATGATTTATATAATTCAATTATCATATTTTGTATTTCAAATACATCACTTGTTGTATTCATTTTTTGTTCAATACACATAAAAGCTAATAAAGCTTTATCTTTATTAACATCGTATTTATCTATAAAAGTATTATAATAATTTTGTATATATGGATCATTTCTAAAATCATAATTTTTTTTATACGCTGTTAAAGTTGTATCAAATAATCTATCACTACTTACTGTATTTTTATTATCAAATTTTTCAATAGTATTTATTATATTATCATTAATAAAATATGGTTTAATAACAATTGTAAATATAATACTAAATATAATAAATATATATATTAATATTATAAAAATATTATTATAAAACATATTACTCTACTACTGTATAAATAGTTATTTTTATTATTAAATAACATAAAAATAATAATAAGTAATAAAATATTTAAGGTCCTCCGCCAGGAGCTAATTGTGGCGTAGGTGGTGGTGTAGATGTTGTTATAATAGAAGCATTTGTATATGCACTTCTTGTTATAGGTGGTGATAAAATTTGTGTAGGTGTTGTTGTTTCTGTTGGTTTAATAGCAGCAGTAGCCATAGTTATTTTATTAGCAACAGTTGAAATATCAGTAGTATTAATTAATTTAATATTATCAATTGTAAATGTACTTGATTTACATAAAGCAGTAGTTAATATATAAGGTGGGCTTATTGTTATTATTATTGATGAAGAATCACTATTAAACTTATATTTTATATCAATAGTATTACCATTTGGTCCAAATGTCATATCTGTATCTTGTAATGCAATTGAATTTGTATTAAGAACGTCTTTAAACTCATCTATATATATAGTAATTACTGTATTTTCAGGAATATCTATATATGGCATAAATTTTAATGTTAATTTATATGTTATAGTATCAGCAGTAATTGCAGTACTATCTGATGTTTTTTTTATAAAATAATCACATAATATATTTGTATTTATATTATTAATAAAATCTTTATTTAATAATGTAGTATTTGCAAAATTATTTAAATTATTATCACCGCCACTAATTAAATTAATATCTTTAATATATAAATTATTACCATTAATTTTCATAGAACCTGGATGTGTAGCTGAACCATCGCCACCTAAATAAATATCATTACGATTATAATCAAATTTAGCCATAGGATAATTACCAACATTATTAATTACTAAAGAATTAACATCATTTTCTGGAGTTATATGAAATTCACCGTTAGTTGCTACATTTAAATTAACACAATTTTTACCAGAAGATGTGTTATCACATATTCTAAAATTATTACTACTTAAATAATTATCTGTTGAAGTAATATTCATACCACTTAAAGCATTAACTCTATTTAAAATATCTAAATTGGGATTAATTCCTGTAAAATTATATTCAAATATTCTTTTATTTATAGGTGAATTATTTTCATTAAAATGAAAATATCTATTTAAAGCATTATCAAAATACATTAAATTGCTTGTAATATTACTTGTATATGAATAATTAGTACCAATAGAATTTGTTAAAGTGGCAGTAACATTATTAATTTTATTGTCTAATATAGTTGTATAATTAATTATATTAGAATTATTATTTTCAGCATTAGTATTTACATATTTTGTTGATAATAAAATAGAATTATCTACACTTTGTTTATAATTAATGTAATCATATATAATATATGCTACTACGGCTATTAATATAATTATTAAAATTGCTATAATAATTAAAGCAATAGTTTCTAACATTCTATCTCTATCTAATTTTTAGTAAGTAAAATTTATTTATAATATTATACAGTTATAATAAGTGTTTATTATATATTTATAAATTATTATAATATAAAAATAAATTTTTTAAATATTTTATTATGCGTTATCATTTATATATATAACTTTTGTTAAATTTTTATCGGGTTCATAATTTTTTTCATTATTAATTCCACCAAATAATTCATTAGCTATTTTATTTTCTTCATCATTTTCTTCTTCATTATTCTTAAATTGTTCGATAGTTTTTATTTCTTCTTCAACTTCATTTATTTGTTTTTGTATTTTTTCTATTTTAGCATCTATATTACCACCTTGATTCATATTTTCATCAGATGTTCCAGTAGAACTATCATTATCAACACAAGAAGAATTTTGTACTTCTCCTTCGTTGTCATCATCATAACCTCTTCCTTCTTCACCTTCTTCTTCACATTCTTCTTCACCTTCTTCTTCACCTTCTTCTTCACCATCACCTTCACCACCACCTTTTAAGCCCATTTTTTTAGCAACAGCACCATTTGCATCTATACATCTTCCTGTTTTAGGGTTTAATACTTTACCTTTAGGACAATCTTCTTTACCTTTCTTTTTAACTTCTTTATTTTCCTTTTCTTCTTTATCTTTTTTATCCTTTGGTATTTTAATTTTACTATTATCATCAAAATCTTCAATAATATCTTCTAACTGTTCTATAGGCATTTCAACATGTTCTGTATTTATTCTCATTTGTAATCCCATAGCTTCAAGTTCTTGTACTAATAATTTAAATGAATATGGTGTATCAATTAAAGCTATATCATTCTTATTACAATTCTTACATAAATATAAATTATTTTTAGGAGCAAATATAGCTAATGTACCACATCTTTTACATACTCCCCATAAAAATTTGTCAGATCGCTCATTCATACTTTCTTTCATAAATAACGAAACTCCATGACTTAGAACACTATCACGTTCCATCTCACCAATTCTTAAACCTCCATTTTTTCTTCTACCAGCCGTTGGTTGTCTTGTTAATAAAACTTTTGGACCAATACCTCTCGAATGTATCTTTTCATTAACCATATGTTTTAATCTAAAATAGAATGTGGGTCCAATAAATATTTCAGTATTTATTTGTAATCCAGTATATCCATTATATAATATCTCATTTCCATATTTATTAAAACCTATATCTTCCAAACTATTATATATAATATTTTTATCAAAAGGTAAAAATACTGTACCATCACCTAAACAACCTTCCATACAACAAAATTTAGCAAAAACACATTCTACTAAATGTCCTATTGTCATTCTTGAAGGAATAGCATGAGGATTAATAATAATATCTGGTTTAATACCATCTTTTGTAAAAGGCATACCTTCCTCTGGTATAATCATACCAATAACTCCTTTTTGTCCATGTCTTGATGCGTGTTTATCTCCAAATTCAGGTTTCTTTATCTTTAAAAATCTAACTTTACATACAACAGATTCATCGCCAGATATTTTATTTGATACAAATACTTTATCTATAATACCATATAAAGAATTATCAGTAATAACTGATGCATCTGTATATACAGTTTCTTTAATTTGTTCTACAAAAACACCTTTTTTAACTTCTTTATACACATCTCTTTCTTTAACCATACCAATAACAACTACTGATTGTCCTTTTGGTATATATGTACCTTCATTTATAAAACCCTTATCATTTATTAAATTATAATTAGCATGTTTTAATGTTATTTTATAACCTTTTTCTTTTAATTTAAGAGGATTAGCAAATATTAATCTTTCAGACTGTGATATAATTTTAGAAGTCTCTGTTATTGATTTATAATATGATAAACTAAATAAACCACGTTCAATTGATTTTTTATTAATCATAATACTATCTTCTTGATTAAAACCAGAATATGTCATAATTGCTACAATTACATTAAATCCGTTAGGCATACTATCACTTGATGTATATTGTGCATTTCTGGTACTTATTATAGGTTTTTGAGGATAATGATGAACATAACTCATAGTATCAAATCTTTTATTAAAATTTGTAGCATATATACCTATTGCTTGCTTACTTTGAGCTGCATGAAAGACATTTCTTGCAGATTGATTATGATTAGCTAAAGGAATATTTCCACTTACAACACTCATCATAGTAGAAGGATGAATTTCTAAATGAGTAGTATATTCATTAATATCATTTATAGTCATCGCTATCATACTGGTATCTTCTTCTTCAATATCTATATATTCAATAACACACGCATTTTTTTCTAATGTTTTTAATATTTCATCGAAACTCATATTATCAAACATAGGGTGTCTTAATGGATTTATATAATCACTCTTATAATATATTTCTTCTGATTTATCTTTTTCATCTAATTTTAATGTTTTACCCCAAATCATATCAAACCAGTTATCATACGTTTTATTATAAGCCATTACTGTTCCTTCATTAATAATTAATACAGGTCTGCATGGTCTTCCAGATTCTGTTAAAATACGAATTTCATTATTTTTTATATTCCAAGATACAGATATTAAAATATTTATAAAACCATTTCTTCTATATGCTTTTAATATTCTTAATATTTTTATTGGTTCGCCAGTAATACCAAACCAACTATTATTAACTAAAACTTTTGTAATATTTCTATTTAATACATAATCATAATTTTCTATTGGTACTATACCAATATCAATTAAACATGTCTTCATAATACTTACATTAGTACCTGATGTTATTTTTGCTAAAAATGCTAAATTTTTTAAATATCCAATTGCAGCTCCATCAGGTGATTCAAAGGGACACATGATACCCCATTGTTGAGAATGTAATTTATGTGGTCCTGTTACTTTAATAGATCTATCTAAAGGCATATTAATTCTTCTTAAATGTGATAAAAATCCAATATAACTTATTCTTGATAAATCTTGTACTCTACCTAATTCGGGGTCATCATCATCAGTAAGTCCCCAACGTCCTTTTAGAGATTTTGTAAATGTTTCTGATAATAATAAAAATGGTATAATTTTATATATATTATCATTTGTTATAAAATTTGTATAATCTGTATTATGTTCCCATGCATCAAAATAATATATACTATCAATTTTATCTCTTATAAATTTTCTTAATTTCATATATGATTCATGAAATAATTCTGCTAATAAATAACCACTAATATCAACTCTCTTATATATATAACTGTCTCTATCACTTACTGGTGCTATACCTAAACATACATTTACAAATTGTTTAATTAAATATCCTAAATATTTGCCTTTATTTTCAAATTTATCTATATTTGGAAATACATCATTTGTTAAAATACTTTTAATATGATCTATTGTATTATATTTAACTCTAAATTTTAAATAATTAAGAGCATCTTCTTGTGTATATATATAATAAGTAGTATCATTAAATTCATAATAATTATTTGAAACAGATGGTCTTATAAAATTATTAAAGAAAAGAGTTTCAACTTCATTATTATCATTACCAAAAATACTTTCAATTATATCTTTATCATTTTCAATACCTAATGCTCTAAAAAATATAAATAATGGTATTTTACCATTTACTGATGGAAGACTAACATATATTGAACCTTTATGTTTTCTAAAATCTTCTAATACATCATCTTCTACTGTAATATCAGGTGTTTTAACATAATAAAATTCAACACTTCTTGGCGATAACATAGTTTCACCAGTTTCACCAGTACATCTTATTAAACCTTTATAACTAAATGATTGATCGTCTTTAATTTTTGTAATAAATAATTTATTTGTAGTAATTCTTTCTTGTGCTATAATAACTTTTTCTTTACCATCAATTATAAAATATCCACCAGTATCATATATACATTCGCCTAATTTACTTAATACTTCCGAACCTTGTCCATGTAAAATACATGCATCACTATGTAACATAATAGGAATACTTCCAATAGCGATATTTTTAAATTCTTTTGTAATAACATTTTTATTACCATCAGTAATTTTTACTAAAACATTAGTATATATATGAGATTCATATGTTAAATTTTTTAATCTTGCATCATTTGGTGTAATTAATTTAGGAGAACCATTTTCGAAAGTAATAGGTTTATCTATAAAAATTTGATCTGTATTTTCACCACCAATATATATATCAACTTGCATAATAATATTATTTAAATTATCATATTTAATCATAGTAATAGGATTATAAGATTTAATAGTATGTGGTATGTAAGTTTTAATAAATTCTCTAAAACTATCTAAATGATGATTTGTAAATGGATATTTATGGTTTTTAAAATATAAATCTATTATATTCCATTCATTATTCATTATAAAAATATCTCTACAAGTATTTTATATTTTATATATTATTTATAATGTTATATAATAAAAATAATAATTATATTTTATTAAATATTTTTAATATCATTGTAAAAAGTATCTATTAATTTTAATCTTATTAATAAATCATCTGCATATATATATGCTGTTTTTTTATCTTCTTCAATTTTTTTACTATAAAATTCTTTATTATAATTTCCAGATGATAGTGATTTAAATAATTCAGGGTCTTCTCTCAATTTATTATAATGTTCTTCTGATAATTCTGGATGTCTGCTTTTAAATAATTCTATTTCTTTATTAGTTAATTTATCTTCATTATCTTTTGAATAAAAATCATCTTTTAATGTTTCTTTATTTTCTATACTTGAAAAATAATTATCAAATAATGAGTTTAAATAATCATCCATATTAAAATTTGATAAATCATTATTTACATTATTATTAGCATCTGTTAATTCTTTTGAGTTAGCATTATTAAAACCATTATCATATATAACTATATTTCCAGAATTATCAATTATTAAAGAATATGGATTATTGGCTTTTTCAGCATCAATTGCGAGAATTCTCCATAATTGTATTAATTCAGCACCATTATTAGAATTATTTGTAAAGTCTTTAGGTTTTGTATATCCTTTTAATACTAAATAACCATTTTCTAATATTAAATGTTTATTATAAACACCACTATAATCATTACGATTTAATATATTATATGGATTTTCGTTTTTTAATATAAATACAAATCCATTTCTTAATACTGTTAATTTAAATTGTCCATCAAATGAAGATATATAACTACCCTCATATAATGGTGGATCATCTTCTACATTCATAACATAATCTTTACCTATTAATATATTGCCCCAAGGCATGTATGTTATATATGGATTTATAGATGGTTCATTTGGATTAACTTCAAATACAGGTAATGAATTTTCTTGAATACCTGGATGACTACTATTTCTTTTAGCTAATTCAATCATTATATTTTTGTTATATGTTTTTGAATAATCACCTGGATTTTTACCTTTATCTTCGTATTTAAAATCTTGTGCACATTTATTTAACTGATCTAATAAATTAAATGAAGAATCTTTTTCAAATGTTGAACTACCACTTGCTATTTGATCATAATTGCTTTTAAAATCATTATAACAATCACCTAATAATTTTTCTTTTAATCTATTATAATATGCTGTATCAGGATCAAACATATGACCTTTATAATTATATCTTTTTAAACATTTTGTAGGAAAAAATGGGGCTTTTTTATCTATTGCATCTTCGTCTTTATAAGATCCAGGTAATATACTAATAAAATCTTCACCATATTCTGAAACACAACCGTTATCATAACATGAATTATTAGATTCTCTTATAAATGGATTTATATCAACATATAATCTATTTAATAAATTTCTAATAGCATTAATAATACCTTGATTATTTGTAAATTTTCTAATTTTTTTATTTATAAAACCTTCTACATCAAATAATGATATAATATTATAATAATATTTATTAGATATAAAATCAATAATCCATTGATTTGTTAAACTATATAAATATAAATTAGATAAAAATCTATTACTTTTATTTAAATTTGGAATAAATATATATATTTCATAATTAGAACCGAACTCAAAAATACTAAAATTTGTACTATTTAATGTATTTTCGTCACCTAATTGTGAAGCCATAAATTTATATTGTTCTATCTTATCTTTATTCGCTGGATCATTTAAACAAGGTAATGATTTTAAAAAATTTGCTAAATCATTATTAATATTTGTTATATCATTCATGTATGTTTTTAAATAATTTAAATTATTTAATAATTTTGTATAAAAAATTATCTTTGGATTATTATTATTAGCATTCACTTTATCTTCAAATCTTTTTGCTGCTTCTGCTCTCCTTTGATTCGCTATATTTTCTTGTTCTGCATATCTTAATGATTCTTCTATACAACTACCAAAAATAGTACCTTTTTTTTCTAATTTTTTTGCATACATAACATATATAGGTGCTGGTATTTTTCTTTGTCCATTATTAGAAAGATTTTTTATAGTATTTAATACAAAATTATCTACATTAGAATCATAACCTACTATACTATACATATTATCTGGAAGAAATTCTTTATTTTTATATTGTTCTTGTGTTAAAAAAATACATCTTTTATATGTTAAAAATTTACTTTTATCTGTTTTTGGTAATTCAGGTGTTTTGCTTTCTTTTGAAGATGAACCACCCATTCTATATTTATATTTACAATAATAATTATATTTACTATATAAATATATATTTATTATATATATAATATCAGTTATTAGATATAAATATTATTATATATATTATATATAAAGAATATTTATTAATTATTTTAAAATAATGAATGAAAATATCATAATCGACAACGATAATGATATTAACAATATAGTAAATATTATTAATATTGTTAATATAGATGATAAATCTGATAGTGATGACGATAATGATATAATTGATGAAAAAATTAATACAATAAATCAATATATAGATTGTTGTATAGGTAGTAATTGTTCTGATTATGATATTGCATTAACAATATATGAAATATTAAAAAATAAATATAGATATATCGGAAATAGAGTGTGGCAATATTATGATGATGATAAAAATATATGGATAAATGATGATAAAACTTTAAGATTAAAAAGTGATATAAAAAATATTGTATGTGATAAATTTTTAACAAGATCTTTATATTGGATTGAAAAATCTAAACAAAAAAATATTGCTACTAATATAAGTTTAGATCATCAATTAAGATCAGCAAGATTATTACAATGTTGTTATAAATTAAAGGATAATAAATTTATTTTAATATTATTAAAAGAGGCTAAACAATTATTTTGTTATAATGAATAAAACATTAAATAAATTATTAACAAATATAAAAAAAAATTATCCATATGATTTAGAACCAATATATCATTATGATAATAATATTCCTACTAATTTTTTATTAAATGAATATAATGGTAATTTTGTAATAAATGGTACAAAAGAATTTATATTAAATATAAAAAAAAGTATAATTTTAGAATATGATATAATAAAATTACATATATATTATAATAAAGACGATGATATTAATATAACTCATTTAATTAAAATAATAAAAAGATGTTATACAATTATTAAAATATATGATATAAAAAAAATAATTAATATATATGTCTTGATGTCTGATAAAAAAAGATATTTTCCAAATAAAAAAAATATATTAATAGATTGTAATAATATAAATGGTGGTTTTACAAATATAAATGGTAATAAAATTTTTATATTAAGAAAAGAAGAATATTCTAAAGTTATTTTGCATGAATTATTACATCATGTTAATATATTAAATAATTATGATTGGGATGATAATAATATAAATAAATTAAAAGAACATTTTAAAATTTCAAAAAATACATTATTGGCACCAAATGAAGCAATAACTGAAATATGGGCTACTATATATCTAATATTATTTATTAATTATGAATATAATATACCATATAAAATGATAATAAATTATGAAATTAATAGAAGTTTATATTTATCTTATAAATTATTAAAATATCAAGGTAATAATTTATGGAATGAAAAAACAAATGCATATTGTTATATATTATTTAAAACAATTTTATTAAATAATTTAAATAAATTATTATTAAAATATACATATCCTTATGATATTAATTATTTAACAAAATTTTTTATAGACAATACTGTAAATTTAAAAATAATAAAAAATAATTATTATAAAAATATAAAAAATAATTCTATGCGTATGACTGTATTTGGTGATTTTTAATAATCAATTAATATATATATATTATTGTCAGTAGATACACATTTTTGATAATTATTTATATTACCTAATGATACACCTGCTTTAATTATATTATTAACTTCGTTTATATTTGGACCATTAATTAGATATGTTTTTAATGAACTTAAAGAGGCACTTAATTCATTATTAGCTTGCATTTTACTTGTAATTAATTCTAATGTAGAATTAACAACGCCAATTACAGCTCTTTTACCTTCTATAATTACAGCTAATGATTTTTTTTGTTGATTAGTTTCTATTCTTGTTTTTCCTAATAATGGTTGAACACCAATTAAATTTTTTTGTAATTTATTTATTTGATTTTGTAAATCTGTATATATAGAATTTGTTATTATTTCATAATTATCAACAGTTGCTGGTATATTTTGTAATTCAATTTTTTTAGCATTTATTTCTCTTTGTAAATCATTATACACCGGATTAGGTTCAGCTTTTTTAAATACAAAAACATAATTTGTTCTATTTGAACCATTTATTTGTAGTAAAGTAGCTCTTTGTTTTCCATAAGTATTATATGAATTAATATTTATATAATTATAAGTAATTACTTTTTTTATATTAGTTTTATCATAATTAAAAATATAATAATTATTTTTAAATAAAGTTTGCATTTCATTTTCAGTAAATCTATAAAAATATGCTGTTATTGAACTTGCTCCCCACCATTCTAACATTCTTGCAAAAATAGGATATACGCCCGGTTTTATATATAGAGGTTTATCTGTTGTATTTCCTTGATTACCTCTTCCATGACCACCGTAATAATGTGAAACTAAAATACCATTTATAATTAAATCACAATCATCATCACCATCTACTATAAAATTATAGTATCCTTCAATTTCTATATTAATAGATCCTGAAAATAAATGTACTTGACTTTCTTGCCAATCAGGATCAAAAATATTAATATCAGAAACATTTACAAGTATATTAGGCGATGTTTTTTTTTGTGAAATTGCATCTTCTAAACCATCAAATGAATGACCCCATCTTCCTATATTTCCATAATAAAGTGTTTCCATTCTTAAATCAGGTATAAATGTATAATTAAATTTATCTGTATTTAATAACGATTGTTCTAATGCATTTAATTCACTTTGTGTTATAGCTATTTGAGGATTTGTAACAGGTTTATTTACTGATAAAGTAGGAGGACTATCTTTTAAATTTCTTTGTAAAGTTTGTATTTGTGTTTTTAAACTATTATATACTGGATTTTCTACAGTATATGGTATTATAAATGTATCAGGACTATTTTTATAATTATTTTCTAATGTATTTAATTCATCTTCTAATTTTTTTTTACTTTTAGTTATATTTTCTAAATCAATACTTAATAAATTATTTTTATTTAATAATTCAGTAATAAAATCTTTAATTTTAGTCTCTATATAAGATATATAATCAATATATTCGCTTGTTGGTGTTGTATTTGTAAAATCTAATTGTTGTGCTGATGTTAATAATTTATCATTTATTCCAAAATCTTTTAAAGAAAAGAAACAAGATATATCAGTATCACTTGTATATTTTCCACATTCATTAACATACATTATTTTTGCTGTTACATTTCTTTTTAATGGACCAAAATATATTTTACTTTTATCATATGTAAATCTAAATAATTTTAAATATTCTTTATATACATCATATTCAGGTAAATCAAAAAATTTATTTTGATTTTTATCATAATATGTTATTAATAATTTATTTGTTCTCATATTATTATTTTCAAAAAAACTTTCTATTTTAATAAATTTTTGTTGATGATTTATATTAATATTACCAGTTGAAGAAAAAGATGAACAAAATGAGGTTAATAAAACATCGCCATTTAATGATTTAAAATCTATAGCCATATATTTTTGATTTAATACATCGCTATTAATATCATTAATATTTGTTATAGGTATATTAGGATCGCACATTCTCATTATACTTTCATTTGATATAGGTTCTGAACTTAATTCACTATCATTTTTAATTTCTTTAAAACATGTACCCCATAATAATATATTACCAAATGTAGTATCCATATTTACACCAGCATTTTTATAAGGATATATATTTTGAGAACCATCAGTATTTTCTATATTATTAATTTCTTTCCATTCCGGTATAATTATTTTACAAGGTTTATTATTTAAACCTTTTGGATCTATAAATTTTTGATTAAGTACATTAGTAGCAACTTCATATAATTCTTTTTTAGCTTTATCTTTTCCATAATTTTTATTTAAATATTGTATAGCCTGTAATTGAGTTTTTCCTAAATTATATAAATTATAATATTTATCACAATATTCTTTATCTTTTATAAAATATATAGCACAATCTCTCATAGAAACGTCCATTTGACTTTGTTCTACGGTTCTACAAGCAAAATTTTCAATAATATCTTTATTTTCTTTATTATTATGATTTGAAGTTTCTTTATTTATAACATTTTTTTTATATATATAAGAAATATAAATATAATATCCAATTGTAAATATTAATATTATTATTAAAAATATTATTCCCAATAAATTAATATATGGTGAATAAGTGTTTAAATAACATTTATTCATTTAAGAAAAAATTGTTTATACTCTATTAAAAGAATATATTAATGTCAATTGAAGATATTACATATCTAAAAAAAAATAGTATAAAACAATCATATTCATTTTTAATTGATAGTAAAGATAGAGATAGAATTAGTTATCCAGAACCTAATAATTATGTTATATCATTTAGTAGTCCTTTTAAAAATGTAATTGGTTTTGATATATTAGATGCAAGTATTCCAAGAACAATGTATTCAGTAGATTATAATAATAATAAATTAATATATTATATCGCAGAAGATGATACAGATGATATATATGTTAATGGATTATCAAATATAGATGTAAATAATATTACATATCCCGACACAAGTAGTTTTCATACTTTAAATATGCCTACTGGTGATTATACAATACAAACATTTATACCAGCTTTTAATACATATACTCGTGCTAATAATATAAATTTACAAATTAAAAGTTATACAAATCCACCTGAAGTAAAAAATTTAGTTAAATTTATATCACCCAAACCATTTATATTAGATATGGGTAATTCAACTATATCAGAAACATTAGGTTTTGATTTATATACACAACCAAACGAAGCATCAAATACTGATGTAGGAAAAAGATATAAATATATAAGTAAATATGGTGCTAATCAAACATTTAGAAAAATATATCATAGTTTTTATAGCGAAATTGATAAAGCACATATTATAATAGGCCCCGGAACTATATATTTTATGGGTAATCGATATGTTATAATTAGATGTCCTGAAATAGAACAACATTTATATAGATCATTATCATATTCTAAATATAATTTAGGTTTAGCAAAAATAAGGGTGAGTAGTTATGGTTATAATGATGAAAAAATAGATTTTACAAAAATTACAACAAGAGAATTTCATCCAATAGGAAAATTACCAAAATTATCATTTAGATTTGAAACACCTGAGGGTGATTTATATGATTTTAAGGGAGTTAATCATAATATATTATATACAATTTATTATTATGAACCTACAAGTAATAAAGAATTTACAAATCCTATATTAAATCCCAATTATAAAGGTAATTTTATAAATTATATGTACACTAATGACGAACAACAAGGAGATAGTGATGACGATGAAGAAGAATTTAATAAAAGTAATATAAATATTTATAAAAAGAAAGAATTATTATATAGCGAAGATGGAATTAATATAAGTAATTCTAAAATTGCGGATGAATTTGATAATTATACATCTTCTGATAGTGGAGAATATAGTGAGTAATTTATTTTGATTTTTTATTTTTTAAGTTTTCTACATGTTTTATCATATTTGATAAATTTTCTTTTGTAAAAGAGCCATCTTTGATGTATTTTTCAATAGTTTCGGTAGAAATATTACCACCACTTAAACCTTCTAATAATTTATTTTCAAATTTAGAAAGTCCATTTGATGATACAGAAGTGTTTGCATTAGTTTTTTCTTCTTTATTTTCAAAACCTTCTCTTCTTTTTCTAAAAGCACAACCAAATGCTACTGATACAAATATAGCTAATGCTAAAACTAAACATACAATCATTATAAGTGTATTAAAATCAGTTTTCATTTAATATATATATATGTTATTATCTGACAATATATAAGATTTAAAAAATTAAAAAAATTAATATTTTTATGTATTAGAAGCGATTAAATTAATAATGACTGATTTAAATTTAGTATATGGTTATTCTGAACCAGAACAACCATCAATAAAACAAATAGATATAAAACAACAACATACAGAAAAAATTCATGAACCTATGCAATCAACACATATAGTACCTCCTGATACTAATTATCAACAAAATGAAAATATGTATATGCAACAACAAGATAATTCTAAAAATAAAAAATATCAACCATCATATTCATTTTGGGATAGAATGACAATTAAAAGACCAGATGTTATAAGATTAGCTACATTTTCATTAGTAATATTAATGGCTATAGCGTTAGATAGAATGGGTTCGCATTATATTACAAAATATTTATCAGATAATGTATTTACAAACGTTCAAGAATTTATTATAAGATTATCTTATCCTATTTTAATATTTATCATATTATGGATAGTTAAATCTATGTAAATATATATTATATCTAAATAGAGTAAAATAATATAAATTTAATGGATTATATAAATAATATAAATAATTTATTAAATAAATTTTCAGATAAATCACTTACACAAGTTTATAATATATTAAATATAACTGGTAATGATTTATGTTTAAAAATATATTTAGTAATAGCTTTATTAGTTATACATATATCTGTTGCTTATATATTTATTAAATGTTTATTATATTCTATATATTTTATATATTATAGATTAACATTAATATTTAGAAAAAATCCATCATTATATCAATCTCCTTTATTTGGACAAATGGATGATTTTTCTTATTATAATCAATATTTTTCATATGAAACATATACTATTAGATATTTATTTTGTATATTATTAGTTATATTAGGATTAACATATATAAATTCTAAAACATCTGGAAAATTAAGTGATGGAGGAGTTTTTAGTTATTATAAATTTATAATTATATTTATTGTAATAGTTTTTATATTAATAGTAACATATATATTTATGAATTTATCATATATTATAAGAATTAATAATATTCTTAATAATTTAAATAAAAAAATATATGATAATTTAAATATAGAATTATTACCTTTAGTTTGTGATTATACAGAAAATAAAAAAAATACTGTTGATTTTAGTTATGGTAAATGTAATAATATAAGAAGTGATAAAAGTAAATTATGGGAATATATATCTACTGTTGCTTTGGAAATGAATTCAAAATATGGAATTGATAATATGATATCTTTTAATGAAGAATATATTAAAAATCCAGAAAAAGCTAAAAAAGAAATATTATTAAAGTGGGTAGATGATAATGATGTTAGTTATTATGATAAAATATTAAGAGCGATGGTTACACATTCTTTAATAAATTATTTTATAGAAAATAATTTAAGATATGAAGGTGGTGAATTTTTTTCAATATATAATACAATTAATAGTAATATAATAGAAGAATTTTTAAAAAAAAGACTTAATCCATTTTTATATTTAAAAACTAAAAATTTAATGTTAATTAATTATATATATAAGGATAATATATCAAGTCTGCTTAATGATAATATATTTAATTTATTAAAAAATGATTATGATGAAATTAAAGATGAAATAACAAATGGTATAATAGAAGCTCATGATTTATTTTATTATTCAATTACACCAGCTGGTTATATATATGTTATGATAACTATAATAGGATTTTTATTAATATATGCAAAATCAAAAACACTTTAAATTTAATTATTTTTTATTATTTATATGATAAATAAAATATAAATACAATATATCCTTATAATATAGATTATTTATATTTAAAATATAATATTAAAATGAGTAAATTACAAAAAAGTAAAAGTTCAAAAAAATTACTTAAAGATAAACCTATTATATCAACAGCAGAATCTCGTCCTGAATCTTTGCTTAAATTAAAAGATAACGATTTAAATGCAAATGATAATCAATTATATAAAAAGGAAGAAAAAACACCTATTTTAAGTGAAAACCAAAATTTAATAAAACATCCAGAAAAAAGTTATTTAAATAGTATTAGTGAATATTTATCAAATAAAGGTAAAAAATATGATGATTATTTAAAAAAAACAGCAAATAGTTATAATGATAAATTTAATGAAAGAATAAATACAAATAATTTAAGTCAAGAATCTAAATATAGTAATATTCTCAAATTTAAAGAGGCTAAAAAAAATATTAAAGTAAAACTTAAAAATATAAAATTAGAAGAACGTGCTAATTTATCAACAGCAAGAGCTGAAGAAAAAGCAGCTAAAAAATTAGCAAATTTAGGAGATATTAGTAAATATTCTAAATTACAAACTGATATAAAAAAACAAAAAGATATAATAGAAATAAATTATCATGATAGATTTACAAAACCATTATATTTTAAAATATATCCTATATTTGCTTTAATATTATGTGCTTTAACATTAGTTATATTCTTTATATCATTAATAAATATTATATATTTTATTGGTAAAACATTATATAACATAATTATTCTAATTTTTAATGATGATATGATAAATTATCATTTAATATCATATAGCATTATTTTTAAATATTTACAAACAAATGAAAAGAATTATGATAAGGATCCTTTTTATACTTATGTTGAAGAATATATAGTTTATAATAATATATTTTATTGGTTTATTGCATTTTTAACATTATTTATACCATTTTCTATATATATATTATTATTTATATTTTATAAATTTAAAGGTGATAATTATAAATTAACAGGTGGTATAAAATTTCAAAATATAGTATTATATATTATGGGATTGGTAATAATACATATGGTTATACACACAATAATATTTAATAATATGTTTGGTAAATATGTTTTTAAAGATTTTAAAAAAATTGAAAGATATTCAAATGATGTTAATGGTATAGTTACTACTAATTTCTTATATTTAGATTGTAATAAAGAATATTATTATGAATTATTGGAAAATAATAATATTAATGATATTAATAATTTTATTAATGATACCATAGATAAAGATATTGATAAAGCAAAAAAATTAATAGCAACATATGTATTATATAGATATTTTATTGATAATATAGACATAGGTAATATAAATGATAGAATATTAGTCAAAAAGTATATAACAAATAATATAGAAGATGATTTTAAATGTAATTTTATTGGATTAATTAATTATAAAAAGAAAATAATAAAAAAATATTATACTGAATTAAATTTTATGGAAAAATTTATTGCTACAAAACAAGATAGTATTGATAATATAAAAATTTATTTAAATGATAATATAAATAAATTAAATAGATATATAATAAATTCTCCTCAATTTACTGAAGCATATTTTAACATATTATCATATATGATAGTAATATTTATAATAAATTTAATATTTGTATCTATTATATCATATTTAATAATAAATGATTCATCTCCTCCTGAAGAACAAGTATTTCCAGATATAATAAAACAAATACTTAGAAATATAGAAGCTTATATATCAAATTTTATATTTTATATAAAAAATACTATAATAAGATTAATATATTAAAAATAAATGTATTATAATATAAATAAATACATTATATCCATATAAAATAGATTATTTATTATACAATATAATAAAAAAGATGAGTAAAGATAATATAAACTTAGATCTTATAAAACATAAAAATTTAAATAATGGTAATATTATTAAAGAAGAATTTACTAAATTATTACAAAGATTAGAAGATAATAAAACAGAATCAAAAAAAAAGAAAGAAGAAGAAAAGGCTAAAAAAGATGCAGAAGAAGCTAAATTAAAAGCAGAAAAAGAAGCTAAATTAAAAGCAGAAGAAGAAGAAGAAGAAGATGCTAAAAAAATTAAAACAGATGAAAGTTTTCCAGATATAAAGGCTGATATTACAAAACAATCAAATATATTTGAAGAAAATAATAAAGAAAATACAAATGAAAAAAGTAAGGAAGAAGAAAAAAAAGAAGAAAATAAAAAAGAGAAGAAAGAAGAGAAGAAAGAAGAGAAGAAAGAAGAAGAAAAAATAAATAATAATGATGGTGAATTAACAGAAAAACAAAAAGCTACAATTTCTAAATTAGAAAAATCTAAAGATATAAAAAAAGAAAATAAATCTCTTCAAAAAAGTATAAATAATAAAAAATATTACGAGAATAAATTATCTCAAGTAAATACTATTAAAGTTGATACCAGTATAAATGCCGAAAAATCCGAAGATAAATATACTTTTGATTTTAAAAAATATTTAACAATACCTATATTTTATAAATTTTTTCCCATTATCGTATTAATAATATATATAATAATTATTATACTATTTATATTATCATTATTAACTATTTTTATGTATATATTTAAAACACTATTTGATATAATTAAATTAATATTTAATGATGATGATGTAAATTATAATTCAATACAATATAAAACTATATTTAAATATTTAAATACATCACCAGATAATTATTTAAATGAACCGTTTTTAATATTTTTAGAACAATATTTAACATATAGAACAGTTGATATATGGTTTATAGGTTTATTTTGTTTAGGATTACCATATTTCTTTTATTTATTATTAGTATTATTTTATAAACTCAAAGGAGATATTTATAAAGTAATTGGTGGTGTTGAATTTCAAAATATAGTTTTACAATTAATGGTTGTATATATGTTTTTTTTAATAATACATATTCAATTATATAAACATATTTTTACAAATTTTTTATATCCAAAATTTAAAGATATTAAAATAAAATGTCTTGAAATAGATCAATATATATTTAATAGAATAAATTCACAAGATTGTGGAAACTATTATGATATTTTAGAAACAAATGATATAAATGAAATAAATAATTATATAAATATATCAATTAATGATGTAGATATATGTAAAAAAAAAATTTTTACATATGTTTTATATAGATATTTAACAGAAAATGTGGAAATATCAAGAGAATATACAAGAGCTTTAATAAAAAAATATTTAACATACGATAGAAGTAATAATTTATTAACATTTATAGGACTTTTAAATTATAAAAAGAAAATTATAAAAAAATATTATAGAGAATTAAATTTTGCTGATAAATTTATATCAACACATTATGATAATATAACATCTATAAAAAATACATTAGATAATGATATAAATAATTTAAATAAAAAAATAATAAATTCACCATCATTTAGAAATGCTTATATGTATTTATTTATATTTATAATATGTATGTTTATAATAAATTTAATATTTATTATTATAATATCTTATATGATAGCATATGATGATTCAACAGAAGAACAACAAATATTATATCCATCATTTAAAGATATAATAAAAACTTTTATAGATAAGATATTTGAAATAATAAATTATATAAAAAATTTATTCGGGTAATAATTATAATTTATTCATTATTATAAAGTAGTAGTATAAAGTAATTTATATATGAATATATTAATATTTTTATTATTGTTATTAATATTATTTTTTATGATATTAAATTTTTTTGCGATAATAAATATAAAAAAATATAATGATTATGCTTTAATGTTAGAAAAATATTGTGATACAAGTAATAATCAATCGCCATTAGAAATAGAAACATATAGACATACAATATATAGATATTTATATCAAATTGATAATAATGAATATGATAATAATAAAAAATTATTTGAAAATACATATACTATTATATTAATATTATATGCAATAATAGTATTAGCATTTGTTAAGAAAATATTTATATTAAAACTTGATATATTACCTATATTTATATTAATAATAGGATTTTTTATTTATTATTTATATTATGGTAATAAAATTAAAAATATATATAAAGAGATAGATGATTTAAAAAATAATGAAAAATCAGAATTAAATAAATATGCTAAAATATATAAAATATTAAATGCTATAATGTATATAAATAATTTTCAAAATAATAAATTAAAATATGCTGGTGATAATTTACCAGTAAAAACTGTAAAAGAAACTATATATAGTAACATAGGTTCTATAGAAGATACAGCGAATCAATCAATAATTACAAATATATTATATAATTCTTATAAGAATTTAGATTTTATAAAATATTTAACATTTGATAAAAATGGTTCACGATATTATTATAAAGATTATTTTAATGATAATAGAATGTATATAAATATAAATTATATATCTGATTATGATGATTTAAAAAATAATGGAGAAATTCAATATGAAGTAATAGAATTACAAGATAAAATATTAGAAATTTCTAAAAAAGATAGTGTTTGTGTAAATAGTATTACAAGTGATAATGATGAATATAATAATTTAGAAAATGTAGATATGTCAACAGAAGTAAATGAAAATAAGATATTTATGAATATAAAAGATAATAATGGTAATGAATATAAGATATCAAAAAAGAAAACAATTATAGCAACATTTCCAATATATAGATTACTTGAAATAGAAGATAATTTTAATAACGCTGATACCACTACAAATGATAATATAAAAGAAAAATTAAAAATATTATATAATGATATAGTAAATCAAATTAACGATAGTATTAGTAAATCATATTTAAAAGATAATTTACCATCAATTATATTTAACGATTTTAATTATTACATAAATAATAAAGATGTATTGTTCGATTATGATAATAATACTTTTAAAGATATAAAAAATATAATGGGTAAAATATCATCAAATTATATATATAATATAATATTTATAATACTTATAATGTATTTAATATTGCATCAAATATATATAGAATTAAATAATTCAGCATATACTATTTTACTTATATTTATATTATTTTGCTATTTAATAATGGTATTATCAGTTATATATATGCATTTATTTAATAATAAATAATATATATATTAAATATATATTTTTATGTTTTTTTTATATTATTCATATATAAGGTAAAGACATATATGGCTAATAATGATATATATCGTAAAGTTATTTTATATATATCATATATTATAGTGTCATATATTATAATAGAACATATTTATAACTTAACTAAATTTGTTTTTAAATATAATAGCAGTTGGCATTATGGAAGTATGTTAAAAAATATGTGTGGTAATGAATATTTTGAATATGAAACAGAAAGATATCAATTATCAAATAATTTATTAGAAATTGGTATGAATATTAATAATGATATATATAATAAGAAAAATTATATATTATATATATTAATTATATCTATAATAATAACTATTGTAATATCAATAACATTTACAACACTATTTTTTAATAATTTTATAGGTGTAGATGCCACAGAAAAATGTACTCCGTTTAATAATAAAGAAAAAGATCCTACTAAATTATCGAGTTTTAAACAATTTATATTATGTTTTTGTCCTTGGTGTGGTGATTTAACTGATTGTACTTTAAGTTATATATTATTAGTAATTATATTAATATTTTTACCATTAGTTGTGATATTATATTTATTGTTTGGTATAGAATTATATAGTTATAAATCAAGTTATAAATATTATATAATTGCATTTTACATAATATTAATTATTTATAGATTACCAATATCATATTTAGATAATTTTAGATATAGTAATAAAAATAATTCTATAATATTATATTATATATTTTTAATAGCATATATATTATGTATAGGATTTATATATAATATAATTGATTTATACTTTAATTATTTAACAGAATTAGAAACATCAAAAGAAGATAAATATGGAAAAAGATATAATGATATATATCTTTTTTATAGAGATTATAAAGATAAGATAAATGAAAATGATAAAGATACTATTAGTATTTTTTCAGATATATTAAAAAATATATTAGGATTAAATTATTTTACACCAGATATTAAATCAATAAATAAAATGTATTCATCAAATAATGATGAAATATCTTATTATTTATATTATACAGGCATATTTTTATTATTTATTTATATAGTTTATATTATAATATATAAGGTTCAAGTAATACCAAGTTTAATTATAGATGAAAATGATGGTATGACTTTATATAATAGACTTTTAATACCGGTATTTGCTTTATTTGTAATATTATTAATAACAAATACAAATACTTTATTTAATTCATATATAAAAAAATATATTGTATATGAACCATTAAAATTATATAAAAATGATATATTTTATTTAAATAAATCATTTGATAAAATTATAGAAAAAGATAATAATCCTTTAAAAGACCCATCACCTGTTAAACCAAGAATAGGAGGAACAATATTAACAGAATTATATAGTATAATGTTTAATTATAATTTATTAGATACAACAACAAATAGAGATACTAATTCAATAGAATTAAATACTAATATTTCTTTTGAAATATCAGATACTAATGATGTTAATTATATAAACGATGATAATAATAGATATAATATAAGAAAATATATATCAACAAATACATTATATACAGATGATGCTGTTAAATTTTATGATTTAAGTATATTTATAGGAACAGATGGAGATAATAATTTTGTAAAATTAATATCAAATGTATATCCTATAATAAAGTCTGATATATTAACTGAAAATACATATAAAGTTAAAGAAAATACACATGATTTATTATTAGAAGAAATAAAAAATAATATTAAAGCTGCTTTATGTAATGTATATATAGGAAAAAGAAATCCTGATGGTACAAAATTAAATAGCGAACCATTTAAATATATTTTAAGAAATAATAAAACATATATATTAACTGATGATAATCCTATTGGTAATAGAAGTAAAGATAATGAATTATATGATGAAGTATTTAAAGATAAAGTGAATGATTATAAACAATTTTTAACAATAAATGCACCAATTATAGATAATGTATCAAATGAATATGTAAATGGTGTAAGAGCTATTGTTGATATGATTAATAATATGTTTTTAGAGATGGAAAATTGTGGTTCTTGTACTAATATGAATAATATACATGAAAGAATGACATTATTATTAAGTACAAGCAATGATAGATTAAATAATATAAAATTAAAATATAAGAAAAAAATATTTGGAATAATATTAGATACATATGATAATATAAATATGTTATTACAATATAATAGATCTAAAAGAGATGCAAATCCTTTAACAAAATATATAATTGCTAATTATAATAGTATTAAAGATAATGAATATTATCCAGATAATACATTTAAAAAAATAAATGTTCTTGAACCTGTTGATACAACTATAGAAAAACCTTCTTTAGATTATACTACGTCAGCAGAAAATGTATATTTATCAAGATTAAGCAATACAGAAACATTAGAAAAAAATTCATTAAATATATCAAATAATGCTAATACTGTTTCTAATAGTATTATTATATTAATAGGTATTTATCTATTTGTATTATTAGAACCATTATATGTGGAATCTTAGATATTTTTATAATCTTTTTTGTAATATTATAATAAAAATATTATAAATAAATTTATATAGAGGAAAATATTATAGATAATATAATAAAGTAGATAAAATGTATTCATTATCTGAAACTGATATGACTAAAAATACATATACTGGAAGGGCATTAAATAATGTTAGTGAAGCTACAAATACGGTAGGAACAAGTATAGCAAAAGGTATTGATAAATTAACAGATAAAATAAATAATACTATTGGCGAATTAGAATTGCCAAAAACACGTGATAATTTATTTGGTAAAGAGGAAACTAATGTTGAAATGTCTCAAGAAGATAATACTGAATATTCTTGTACAACATTACATATACCATATATGAGATATATTGGAAAAAAAAGTGAGATATATGATAATACTTTTAAAAATAAATGTGATATAAATTATATTCCTTTAAAAAATTTACCATCGATGTATTTTCCATTTTATTATTCAAATATAAAAATTACAAAAGAATTTATAAATAGATTAATTAGTGGATTAAATGATTATGAATTAGATAATGTTATGTTTGATATATCAAATATTAATCAATCTTATCAACCATATAATAAAAATAATATAAATATTATTACATATACGATAATAATATTTTGGATATTTATAGTATATTTTATATTAAGATTTATATATATAAGATATAATTATATGCATTTATATGTTATATTAGGTTTAACATTTATATTATTATTATTAGCAAGTTTATGGTCTCTTATAATAACAAGTCAAAACATTTAAATAAATATTTTATTTTTATCTATATTAGTTAAATAGAGTGGATTATTATTAATTTAATAATGAATGTAAATAATAATATGAATGGTGGAAAATCTATATTTGGAAATTTAGAATTTAATTTTAAAAATATTATTGATTTAGAAGACCCAAATAATAGTAAATTAAATTTTAGTATTATAAATGATGATATGGTATATGGTTATAATCCTAAAAGATATAATTTTTATATGCAATTTATTGAAGCTTTAAATAATCCAGAAATATTAAAAAAAGTATTATATGCAAATACAAATATAAAAAATACAAAAAAAATAGAAGAAAGTAATATTACCGATATAGTCGATGGTTTAAAAACATTATATGCATATAAAAGAGAACCTAATATATCGGATCAAGATTATTTAAAAAAACAAAATGATAGAAAAACAGCAATTAATAATGAAATAGTTAATAGAATTAGAACTATAGTTGATGATAATATAGATAAATTTAAAACAAAAGATAAAATAGACGAAAATATAAAAAAAACGTTTATTGGTGGTGTTATTGATGAAAAAGATAAAAAAAAATTTGTTAAAGATTTTATAAAAAAAAAATATAATCCAAATGATGATATTAAAGTTGTTATAAAAGATGATAGTGAATACACTGATAAAAATAAATATGAAATTACAAATATTGGAGATAAAATAATTTGTAGTGAAGAAATAAGTAATTTAAATATTATAACAATATATCATTATAAAATTAAAAAGGATATTGAAACAATAGTTAATAATTTAAATAATATTTTAGATAAAATAAAAAATAAAAAAAATGTAAATACTATACCGATTAATGATATTAAACAAGATATTATAAAACAAAATATAAGTATAAATACTGATTTTATAAAGGAAGAACCAAAAGTAATAAAAGAATATGAAAAAATTATAGAAGTGCAAGAAAAAATTGTTGAAGTTGAAAAAAAAATTCAAGAACAACCCAATAATGTTAAATATAAAAAAGAATATGATGAACTTCTAAAAAAATATAATAACTTAAATGATAAATATAATGAGCTTTTAAATAAAAAACCAGAAATTAAAAAGGTTATTAAAGTAATAACAGAAATAAAAGAACTTGAAAAAGAAAAACAATTAGTATCAAATCCAGATATTATTATAAAAAAACAAGATGAAATAATAGAAAAACATAAAGACGATTTAATTGAATATTATAAATATTTTAATATTAAAGATAATTCTACTAAACCTTTAAGAGATTATTCAAATGAATTTGATATAATTTTAGATAAAAAAAATGAAGATAAAAAATTTTTTGGAGGTAAAATAGATAAAATAATAAACATAAATAAAGAAAAAAATCAAAAATTATTAAATAAAATTACTGAATTAAATAATAATAGAATAACACCATTAGAAAATTTTGTGAATAAATTAGATGTTATTATAAATAATAAAGTAAAAACTGATATTTCAAATAATAATAAAGATGGCAAAATAATTGGTGGTAAAGAATTTACATCAATATTAAGCGATTCTCAATATCAACAAATGAATGATTTAGTTTATAAAATTGAAAATGATCCATTACTTTCTATTAAAAATTTAGAAATAACAAATGAAGATAGATTGATATTTATAGCTATTACATTTTTAATACGTATAATTACATTAGCTTTTATAGAATGGGGTATGAATACAAATTTTATTATATCATTTGAACAATGTTTTATAGCATATTGTATTATCTATATAGTTATATTTTGTTTAATATCAATTATTGTAAATATAATATATAATTACCCATTAACACAATTATTTGCAGATGATAACTCGTTAGTTAATTTACCAAGTATGTTATATTATTTTTATATATACACGAATGGACCTATGAGATTAATATTACATATATCATTAATTTTAATATTAATGATAGTACCTTTTATAATTAAACAATCTACAGATAAAAAAGATGTTTCTTTTGATTATGAAACAAAAAGAAAAACTAAAAAAATATTAAATAATTTTTCATTAGTAATATGGATTTTAACATCAATTATATCTATTAAATATTAAATTTAATAATAATTATATTATTTATTTTTATATTATCATAAAAATATTATATTATATAATATATGATGACATATAATATATAAAAAACTAATATTTAATTAAGTTAGAGTATAAAATATATTTTATAATGAAAAATTTAGGAAGAACTATATTTTTAAATGAAATATTAGTTAATTTCTTAAGAAATACAGATGAATATAGTGATGAAGCAATTGAACAAAAAGCTTCAGAATTATTAAAATTACAAAATAAAAAAGATATATCAGGTGTATTAACATCAGAAGAAAAAAGAAAATTAAATAGATTAAATGCTTTTTTTAAGAGCAGTTTTGGTATATCATTTGAAACAGGTAATTTAATTTATCCTAAATTTTTAAAAAAATATGAAATGGCTAAAGCTGCTATTGATTTTAAAAAAAGAGCTTATGATAATGTTGTTAAAAAATATATTCAATTAGCAAATAAAGGTAGTAATTATAATGAAGAAGATTATTTAAAATTTATTAATTATTTAAAGAAAAAATTAGTTATTGCTAAATCTACATCAGGTATTCAAGATACAAATAATAAATTATCAGAATTTGCTTCAATAGAACAAAAAAATTTTACAAACGTTGATGAAAAACCATTAGAAATTAAAGATGTAGCAAAAACAGAATTTAGTGTAGCACCTATTTTAGAAGAACAAAAAAATTTAACAGCACCATCAAATTCATCAGGTACAATAAATCCACTTGGTATTAATCAAACTGAAAAAAATGAAAATACAGCAAAAGATGGAACAGCAGGAAGATATGGAACAGGAAGAGATGGAACAGGAAGAGATGTAACAGGAAGATATGTAACAGGAAATAATGTAATAGCAAATAATGGAACAGGAAGAGATGGAACAGGAAGAGATGTAACAGGAAGTAATAGAACAGGAAGTAATGGAACAGAAAGTAATAGAACAGGAAATAATGTAATAGCAAATAATGGAACAGGAAGAGATGGAACAGGAAGAGATGTAACAGGAAGATATGGAACAGGAAGAGATGTAACAGGAAGATATGGAACAGGAAGAGATGGAACAAGAAGAGATGGAACAGGAAGAGATGTAACAGGAAATAATGTAATAGCAAATAATGGAACAGGAAGAGATGTAACAGGAAATAATGTAATAGCATATAATGGAACAGGAAATGAAAATGAAAATAAAATTCATAAAAATAAATTAAGTGATTTTATAGCTAATATACCACCTCCTGTTGTATTAATGGGTGGTGATAATAATATAAATAATCCTAATAGAACTAATATGAATTCAAATTCAAATACAAATAATAAAATAAGTGATAAAAAAGAAATTAAAGATGATAAAGATGTTAAAGATACTAAAAATGATATTATAAAAGCTCTTATAAAAAAACATACTGATTTTAATATTAATAAATTTATTAAAGAAGAAGAAGAAATAAAAAAATTAATAAATAATTATATAGAATTATTAAAAGAAGAATATGACCCTATTATAAAAGAAATAGAAACTACAGATAGTTTAACATATGAAGATATTGAAAAAAAATTAACATATTATAAAAAATGTGATTCATTATTAAAAAATTTTAAAACAAACTTTGAAAAAATAAACATTGATTTAGGTATATCAAATGAATCACAATCATCATCTAATAAAACAAATAAAATAAGTAAAATAAATCTTATAGAAAAATTAATTGGAAATAATAATGATAATAATAAAGATTTAAATAATCGAAATTTTGAAAATTTAAAAAAAATATTAGAAGATATCAAAAATACAATCGAAACCAAACAATTTAACAATGGATTAATGTTTGATAAAAATATTTCTACAATTGAATTATATTATAATTTTGAAAAATCAAGTGATGAAATTAAACAAATTAAAGATTTAAATAATGATGATTGTATTGATATTATAGAATGTTTAAATAAAGTTATATATAATTATACTACTATTTTAAATGAATTAACTATTTTTTATAATACACATACAAAGAAAATTACAGAATTAATAGCTGATATTGATAAAAAAAATAAAGAAACATTACAAATAAAAAATAATATGATTACTGGTAAAAATAAATATGGTACAGAAACAAAAAATACATCAGGTGGTAGTATTAATTATGAAAAATTAAAACTATTAGGAGGTTCAAATTATAAGCCGAGTGATTCATTATCAAAAATAGGAGATTTAAAAAAATTTAATGAAGATATGATAAAAAAAATAAAAGATATATATGATAAAATTGGTAAATATTTATTAAGAATAAAAAATCAAACAGATATTGATGTAAATCCTATCAAAAAAACTTTAGAAATGAGAAATAAAGATGTTTTAAAAGAATATGAAAGTAACGATCCTGTAAATGCTAACAATTCTATTTTTTATAAAGCTTGGAATAAATATACAACAGATATAAAAAAAGGTGATAAAATAAAAGAAGAGATTGATGACAATTTATATAATGATATTAAAGTTAATGATTTGGATCCAAAAGAAGTTTTATCATTAACAATGCAAGATAGAGGTATTTTCACAATTGTAGTATTTTTTATAAGAATTGCATCATTAAATATTGTAGAATATTTTATAGATAGTGGAAAAATAAAAGATATAACATATGCTTTATTATTTTATGTTATAATATATATTACTATTTTGATAATATTAATTTTATTTGTAAATATTGATACTTATAAAATGCGTATTTTATTTAATTATCTAAATTTTCATACCAATTCATATGGTATTTATATTCATATAATATCATTAATCATATTTACATATTTAGTATATACTTTAATAATTAATATAAATTTTCCTATACCAAATTTAAAACAAGATTATATAAGTGAATCAGATAAAATAAAATTATCATATCGATTAGAAATTTTAACTATGATAATATTTTTATTTATAGCAATAATAGCATTACTTATATAATTATATTTTAGAACAATATTTAATTATAAATGAATATTGTTCCATCATATTTAATATTTTACAGTTAATAAAATCTTCTAATAATATATTATCATTTGTAATATAATAGAAATTATTTATTATTTTATCTATTTTTTTATAATGCAATTTACTATTATATGTTTTAATAATAATATTATCATTTACATTTAATATATTATTATTAAGATTTATACTTAATTTATAATATTTATCTTCATTAATAACATTTAATATATTATAATTATCACTTCCTAAATCTAAAATTCTATTACTATAATCATATAATGTTAATTTCCAATTTTTATTTAATTCAATATATTCTATATCATTATTTTCAGACGATAATCTCCAAGTATCCCAATTACCATTTATTTTATCACATATAAATATATAATTTATATTTTTTATATTATCAGATATATTTAATATAATATACGGTGTTATATATTTAATATTTTTAGATAATGTTAAACATTCTGGTATAATATTATAATTTTTTATATCAATAGGTATATTAAATATTATATTATTTCTATCAATATAAATGTTCCACCAATCTCTATTAATACTACTTAATACATAATTTTTATAAATTTTAATATTATTAAATAAATTTAAATCATTATTATAATGATATATATTATTTTTATTTTTATTATTTTCTAAAATATTATCTTGAATATCTTTATTATCTTTATTATCTTTATTATTTAAATACTGATTATATACATTAGGATTATTAGACATAATACGTCTTGATATTTCTAATTCTCTTAATTTTTTATTCAAAACATCATTATCCAATATACCTTCTTCTTTTAATGATATATTATTATTTTTATTTATTTGTTCTAAATTATTATTATCATTATTATCAATATGTTCTATTATATTATTTATTTTTTCATTAACTTTATTAGAATTATTATCTAATTCTATATCTTTATTTTTATTTTCATAAAAATTTTTTACATATTTCAAAGCTATTTTATTTAATTCATATATATTTACATTATTATTGTTTTTATAATTATTATATATATCTGTTGTAATATTATCTATAATAAACCCTATTTCACTACCATTTGAATATAAATTAGCATATTTTTCTTTTATCATAATTGAAGCACATTGTATTAAATTTAGTTTATTATCGTGTAATATAAAATCGTCAATTATCATTATATATATTAATAAATATTATGTTATTATATATATTTATACATTTTTATTTTTTATAATTGATTTTACATTTGGTCTAAATAAAACATCTCTTAATTTAAATACATGTTCATCTTCAATATCTGGATCATTAATTATATCATCAAATGTAATATCTTTATTTTGTTTTATATAATTTAACCATCTTATTTGAAATAATAAAGAGAACATACCACATTCAGTATTTTTTCTTTGATGTTGTTTTTTATTATATGTTATTTTAAAATTATTAGTAGGATATATTTCATTTAATTGTTTTTTAATATCTTTTAAAAATGTAAAAACATATAATGGTATTTGTTTCGCTGTACTATCATAATAATAAGCCCCGTAAGATTTTAATTTAGGATCTATTATAATAAATGTAGAAGTCCAATGAGAACCAGGTTCATTATGTTTATCTAAATTTGTAATCAATCCTATAAACTTAATTTTCTTTTTAATATGGTCTTTGATATCAATATGACATAATTCACTAAATAAACATTTACCAAATTTATCTTTTACTGTAAAATCTATTGGAAATACACCTAAAAATTTAAATTTATTATTTTTATTACTTTCATATTGTTTCATTACCTTATCTATATCATAATTTGATAACCAAGTTCTTGGATTTTTATTCCATTCAACGGGTTTTTCGGGTCTTAATTCTTTTGATATACCTTTTATATATTTTTTATCATTTGTATCAGTCGTCATATTATCTAATGCTGTAGTCCAACACCAGTCATCTTTATCATTATATATATTCTTCATTTTATCATTTAATAAAGTCCATAATTTTTTATTACTAAAACTGTCTTTAATAATTATTTTATTATTTGGATTTATTTTATTCCATGTATCTATTAATTTAATTAAAGATTCTTTCGAAAAACAGCCATTTCCTTTTCTTTGTGTTTTTACAGGACTGCAATAATGCATATCTAATATCTTCTATAAATTAATAATATAATCTTACTATAATTTATTATAAAAACATATCATATAAACTTTTTATTTTTTATTACTTTATTGATAATAAAAAATGAATGATTTATTCTAAATTATATATATATAAAAAGGTATAAAAATAAAAATTGATATATAATTAAGATAATAACTCATATTAATCTTAATGGGTGTATTTGATGAATTTAAAACATATATCAATAAATATAAAATAGAGAAAGGTAAATGTTTTACAAATACAAGTATAGGAACTCCGAGAGTATCATTATTTATACCTGACGATAAATATGAAGAATTTTTAGATATTTATGCTAAAACCTTAACGACGGGAGTATTATTATATTTTACAGAAAAACCTATAGAACCAAGCCCATTACGAATTGATATTGATTTTAGATTTCCTATTACTACCGAAAATGGTACGGAAACTAAAATAAAAAGAATTTATACAAATGAAAATATTTTAAAAATAGTAGATACATATTTTAGTATATTAAATAAATATTTAGATATTCCTAATGATTGTAATATAGCTTATGTTATGGAAAAATCTAAACCTACTGAAAATAGAGGTAAGATTAAAGATGGTATTCATATTATATTTCCACATATTATCGTATCAAATAACGTACAACATTTTATAAGAAATAAAATATTAGCTGTCGCAAGTGATATGTTTTATGGATTACCAATATGTAATGAATACGAGGCTATTATTGATAAAGCGATTATTGATGTGAATTGTTGGCAGATGTATGGAAGTAGAAAACCTGATTGTGAGCCATATCGTGTATCAGATGTTTATAATTATATAAATAACATTTGTATTAAAGATACTAAATCTATTACAGCAAATGATGAAATTAATTTTATTAAGTTATTTTCGATGAGAAATTGTAATAATAAACCTTTAACAGTTATCAAAGAAAATAAAAAATTAGAAATAGAAGAATATATTAAACATATTTTACCGTCATTAGATCAAAAACAAAAGACTAAATTACATAGTAATATATTATTTGAAAAATCTTTAAATATTAATAAAAATTATACAAATGAAGATGAATTAACATTAGCAAGAAGATTAACGACAGAATGTTTATCTCATACACGTTCAGAAAAATATGATGAATGGATTAATTTAGGTTGGGTTTTAAGAAATATTGATTATAGATTATTAGATACATGGACTGAATTTTCTAAAATCAGCAGTGCATATGTTGAAGGTGAATGTCAAAGGTTCTGGGATAAAATGCGTAAAGATCATATGGGTATTGGAACATTAAGATGGTGGGCTAAACAAGATAATATTTCTAAATATAATGAAATTATCGATGATTCAGTAATTCCTTTAATCGATCAATGTATTAGAAGTGATGGAGCACATTATGATGTAGCTAAAGTAGTACAAGCACAATATAAAGATGAATTCAAGGCAATATCAAAAGATTGTTGGTATAAATTTGATAAAAATAAACATAGATGGGTTAAAACAAAAGAAGGTTTAAATTTAAGACTGATATTAAGTCAAGAAATATGTAAAAAATTTATGGATAGAACTCATTATTGGAATACGCAAATATATGATAATAATACGGAAGAACAAAGAGCTTTAAATGAAGAAAAATCTAAAAAATGTATAGCAATCGCTCTTAAATTAAAAAATGCTGGTTTTAAAGATAGTGTTATGAAAGAATGCAAATGTTTATTTATTGATGAAAAATTTGAAGAGCTTTTAGATAGCAGACCTCATTTAATTGGCTTTGAAAATGGCGTATATGATTTAAAGATGCATATTTTTAGAGACGGTATGCCTGATGATTATATTTATCATAATACTCATATTAATTATGTTCCTTATTATATTCAAGCACCAGAATTAATACAAATTAATGATTTCTTCAGTAAAATATTTCCTATTGAAGCTATTAAAAATTATGTATTAGATATATTAGCTTGTATTATTGATGGTAGTATTGCACAAGAAAGATTTTATATATTTACAGGACAAGGAAGTAATGGTAAAAGTAGATTATTAGACTTAATTCAAAAAACTATTGGAGATTATTATTGTATCTTACCTATTGCATTATTAACACAAAAACGTGCAGCTTCAAATAGTGCTTCAGGTGAATTAGAAAGAACTAAAGGAAGACGTTTTGCTGTTATGCAAGAACCAAGTGAAAATGATAAAATAAATATAGGTTTTATGAAAGAATTATCAGGTAATGATAGAATTTTAACAAGAGGTTTATATAAAGATCCTTATGAATTTAAACCACAATTTAAAATGATTTTAACATGCAATGAATTACCTGAAGTACCAAGTGATGATGGTGGTACTTGGAGACGTATTAGAGTTATTGAATTTATTTCTAAATTTTGCGAAAATCCAACAAAAAAGAATGAATTTAGTATGGATTTAGAATTAAGTGATAAATTCGAAAGATGGACTGAAACATTTATGAGTATGTTAATTGAAAGACACAAGAATATTAATCCTAATAGCATTCATGAGCCATGGGAAGTAAGAAAGGCTACTGAAAATTACAAGAGCAATAATGATATGATTGGACAATTTATTGCTGATAAGGTTATTAGAGATCCTAATACCAAAGAAAGATTTACTCTTACAAAAGTATTTAATGAATTTAGAGTATGGTGTTATGAAAATGTTCCTAAAGGTAAGAAAGCACCTGATAGAAATCAACTTAAAGCATACTTTGAAAAACAATTTGGTTTATATTCTTTAGATAATAAGGGATGGTCTGGATTTAGATTTAGAAATCCTGAAATGGATTTAAATGAAAATAGTGAAGAAAATGAAGATACAACAACTGAAACTAAAACAGATACAGAAGAAGAAAATAATACTAATATAATTATTGAAACTTCACAAGCAAAAACAAATAAATCCAAAAAATAAATTATTTAATGTAATAAATAATAATATATAAATGCTATATAAATTTAAAAAATATTTTTAGCATTTTAGTAATTAAATTATTTTTTTATTTTAGAATTCTAAACGTCTATTTACACTATTTATACTAATATTTCCTGTAAATGTTGGATTATTTTGTAATAGATGGTTATGTTCTACATATTCTTCATGCATAGATACTACAATTTCACCATTATTTTTTAGTTTATAAATAAAATCAGATACACAATCTTTATATATATTATTATCATCATCTACATAATATATAAATGGACCATCTAAATCTTCTATAAAACAATTAGTTTCTTCATCATTCATTATAATATTATGAATTGTAATTTTTTTTCCATTTAGTATATATTCATTACCTTCATATATAGTTTCATTTTCAGGTAAAGAAGGAATTATTATACAAAATTCTCCATATCGTAAAAATTCAATTTGATATATTGTTTCGTCGTTTGGAGCCATTACCATTATATTCAATTTGTGTCAATTCACTTATGAGTATAATATAGTTTTACTTAATTTATTCATTTTTTTTATTATTTAATATATTTTATACATTTTTTATTTATAGATGAGTTCCAATTAAACCAATGCAATAATTATATAATAAACGATATATATGTTTTTTATAATCATAATCTAAATCATTATGATATATATTATAATTTATTTTTTTATTTTTTTTATATTTTTTAGTATTTAAATTATTTAATGACGATGATTTACGTAATATATTTTTATTATTTACATTATTTTCAAAATATATATTATAAAATCTGTTATTTTCATTATTATAATCAGTTATATCATCATCGTTATTATCATAATCTATTTCAGTATCTGAATGGGATAATATTAATGTTGGATACTTTTGTTGAAACATACTTATATTTAAATAAAAAAATGATAATTTTATTATAAAATAGTTATAACTCTTATATTGAAATTCTCAATAATTAGAAGGAGAGATGTCATTTTCGCCGATTAATTTCGATAAAGCTACAAAAGAAACTTTGATTGAAAGGATAAAGCAATTAGAAGCTCAACTATACGAGGAGAGAGAAGAATATAAAGCATATTATAATAAGACTAAATACCAAGATACAAATAGAACACAAGAACTTCTTAAAAATAATCAAATTTTAATAACTGAAAATCTATATCTTAAAAATAAATGTCAAGGACTTGAAAAGCAAATTAATAATAGTTTAGATGAAAAAATGGAAAACCTTGTATTATAATAACTTGTAAATAAATATGATAATAAAAAAATAAAAAAAAATTTTTTAACTATATCATATATATTTTTGTATTTTATATATTATAATCTAATATAATAGAGTTATTATATGTCATCTTCTAATTCATATTGGTATAAAAGAGAAGGTGATTTAAAAAAAGGTTTTAATTATTATAATGGTAATCGTTTAATAACTAATAAAAAAATTATAGATTATATAAAAAAATTAAGAATACCACCTGCATATACTAATGTTAAAATAAATAAAAATAAAGATGCTAAAATATTAGCATATGGGTTTGATGCTAAAAATAGAAAACAAGTTATTTATAATCCAATATATATAAAAGAACAAAGTACTAAAAAATATAATAAAATAATAAAACATTCTCGTGTATTTAAAAAATTAAATAAAATCATTAATGAAGACCTTAAAAATACAGAAAATATTAAAAAAAAAGAAATAGCTATTATATTATATTTAATAATAAATTGTGGTTTTAGAATTGGTAATAATAAGTATGCTAAAGAAAATAAATCATATGGTTTAACAACATTAGAATTTAGACATATTAAATTTGTAAATAATCAAATTATCATAGATTTTATTGGTAAAAAGGGAGTACAAAATAAATCTATATGTATGAATGATATTATATATAAATATTTATCAAAAAAGAAAAGACAATATAAAGCTACTGAAAGAGTTTTTTCATATAAATCTGATGATAAAATAATAAATATATCATCTAATTATGTTAATAAATATCTTAAAAAAATTTCACCTGAAATAACAGCTAAAGATTTACGAACTTGGTGTGCTAATGAATTATTCTTAAAATTTATTAAAGATAAAAAAATATTAAATACTAAAAACCCTATAAAAAAAGCTATTGAAATGGTAGCCGAAAAATTACATAATACATCTATAATATGTAAGAAAAATTATATAGACCCTGAAATTATAAATGATGTAGAGAAAAAAATAAATAGTACATAATTTTATATAATCTTATATAGTCTGACAACTTTTTAAATTTTTATTTTTGTAATGATTATGTACTATTTTATATATAAACTAATAAAATAATGAAATAGTTAAAATAAAAAAATGATATATAAAGTTTATTTTTATTTATTTATATAATAAGAGATAAGATTATAATGGAAATTGATACTGTTATTAATAATTTAAAAGAAATGCTTGTTATGAGGGGAGATAATATAGATGAATTTGATGAACATGAAGTTGATATTGATAGAGAGGAATTTTATAATGATAGAGATATTATAGAATTTCATACAAGTAATACAACATTAATATTCGCTTTAACAAAGAGACTTAGAAAAAATATTATTGATGAATTAAAAGATAATGAAGATAATATTGATGCATTTGTAAAAAAATACAATAATAAATTAAATATAATTTTAATTTTAAGTAATGATACAATATCATCACCACTTATCACACAATTAAATAAATACGATAAAATTTTACAAAAGAAAGGAGGCATTTTACAATATTTTCAAATAAAAAATCTCTTATATAATCCTACAAAACACGAAATGGTACCAGAACATATTAAATTAACACCACAAGAAGCTACTGAAGTTATGGAAAAATATATGATTAAAAGTAAATTACAGATGCCTATGATTATGCATACTGATATTATTGCAAAATGGTTAGGTTTAAAACAAGGTGATATAGTACAAATTAATAGATATAATGAAAATAGTGGTTTATGTTATTATTATAGATGTTGTATATAATTTTATTAAATGTTTTTATATATAGAGAAAATAGAACTATTATTAAAAATATATGGAAACACAAATAAATAGTGCTGATATTATATCAATATCTAAAAATTTAAACACTATGTATAATAATTATATTATTGATAATAAATATATTTTGTCTTATTTAAAAGATGTCACAGATACTTCATTAGCTAATAGTTTATTTAATAAATATATACAATTATTATTAACATCAGAATTATCTTCAGGAAATTTATTATTTGTTGATACTACAAAATTTAGTGCTTCTACTACTTTTCCTAATTCAAATACAATAAATGCAAAAAACATTTTAAAATCAAATGCTATAGAATTTATAGATAGTTTATATATAATATATCAAATTTATAAAAAAATATATGATTATGTAAATACTAATATTGATGCTATTGATACAATAACAACGATTACATTAACTTTTGTTTCTGTCGATCAAACACCTGAATATACATCTGGATCTGGAAATACTGGAACATTAAATATAAGCATAGATAAAACTAATTTATCAAGTTCTTCATATACTTTATCACCAAATAGTTTTAGTAAAACAACAAATCCACCAACATCATATATGACTTTAAGTTCTACAAATATAAATGTTAATACTATTGTGAATAATTATATTTATTATATATTTAATATAAAATCTACTAATGCAAAATTACAATTATTATCAATATATAATATTATGAATTTATTTATTAATAGTTTTAAATTACGTGTTGGATATGAATTAATAATAAGTGCAGCAACACCAATAACAAGTGTAAATTATGATAATATATGTGCTTCATATATTACACCAGCTCATTCAACTATAAAAACTTTAATTGATAATACAAATATTACTTTAGGAGGAAGTATAACACCAATTGAAAATATTATTATAGGTGATTTAGTTCCATCTACTAAAAATGATACATTTGTAATAAAAGCATTAGCAGAGGATTCAACGACAATAGATATAGATTATTCAAATGATTATAAAAATAAAAGTTTATTACTTGAATTAATAAGTGATGCAAATAAAGTAGCTTATGAAATATATAAAATAAATCATAGTGGTATACCTAATAATGATAAAATAACTTCTATTGTTCTTAAAGATATTGGTAATGATTTTTATAGTCAATATAAAAATTCAACAAATAGTTCAGCAAGATTTAGAATAAGAGAAAAAGGTATAAATGATTTTAAATTAAAATATATGGAAACTGGTATAGCTTTAAGAGATATAAATAAATATATTGATGATTATAAAAAAGAAATTAATAGAAATGTAGATGTTTATACTAAAAATAAAAATAAATCTAAAAATTTACATTTTCATTCAAGATTATATTATATAATATTTATTCTTTTATTTCTTATGACATTATTTATATCTTTAAATAATTATGAAAAAAATACCAAAATAACAGCTTTAATATTATTTATTGCTATTGCTATTTCTATGATAATTTATAATCATAATGCTAATGATTATTATATTAGTGACTATTTTAATATAAATGAAGATAAAATAGATTTTGCTAATGCTGATATGCAAACTAAATCATTTTATATAATATGTGCTATATTAATAATAGGAGTAATAGCATTATCACTTACTATTGGTATTATATTAACAATAGATATATCAAAATTAATAACAATAACAATATTTATATCAATATGTTTAATAGTTAGTTTAATTATATATAAACACGTTTCATTAGAAAAATTTTCAATTAAAGAAAAATTTGGTACATCACAAACAGCAAATATAGCTAATATAGGTACTTGTCCTACATTAGGAACTTCAACATCAGATAAAATAAATTATGCTCAAAATGGTTTAAATGTATATAATTCTAATGTTTTAATATATGTATCAAATTTAATAGCATATATACCTTCTATTGAAACTAAAGATTTATATGGTAAGATAACAGATTCTATTGATAATGAGAAAAAATCTTTTGCATCAATTCAAAAAGAATATTATATGAGAAATAAACAAACTCTCGAAAGTACTAATTTATTAAAACATAATATTATTTCTAATTATTCATATATTATTATGATATCATATTTATATTTAATACTTATATTAATATATTTCGCATATTTAATTGAACCATTATATATTAAATCATATTTATTTATTGGTGCATTTATATATTTCTTTGTATTATGGATATATTATGTAAATATAGTACAACCAGTTAGAGTAAGAAGTTCTAATAAATATTGGATTAAACCAAGTGAAAATACATTAATTCAATCAGGTATATAAAACCATATCATTCCTATAAAACTATCTAAAGATTAAATTATATTATAGTTATAACTATTAAGTGTATTTGTATAGATGGATAATAAAAATAATAATACATTTGATAATTCGTCATCTGATGATGAAGATTACGAAGAAGATGATGATATAAAAGACGAAGACTATAAATACGAAGAAAATGAAGAAGATAACGATGATGAATATGATGAATATGATGAATATGATGAATATGATGAATATGATAATAAATATGGTATAGGATATAATAAAGATTATGAAGAAACTGAAAATAATGATGAACCTTTTAATAAATATGATGAAGAAATTAAAGATAATAACAACAAAATTATGTTGATTATAAGAAGAGAAAATAATCCACAAGATAATATCTTACCCTTTATTTTTAATACTATGACAAAGCAAAAAGATAAGGATAAAGATAAACATAAACATTATTATAGACCAAGAAATAATATAATAAATAAAAAGAAATATGACGATATTTTAAAAAGATATAATAAATATGAAAGAACTTATTTTAATGATTTAAGTGATGATAAAAAAGATGAAATTTTTAATAATGAAAATAAAATATTAAGTATTGAAAATACTAATTTATTAAAACCAGAACCATTAAGATTTAAATTTTTAAATATGAATACAACAAATAATAATAAAATTTCATTAATTACAAAAATAGACCAATTAGATAAAATGACGCCTTGTTCTGGTGAATATTTTAAATTAAATAATTGGATAAATTCAGCATCAAAATTACCATTAGGTATATATCATAATTTACCTATTAATAAAAATGATAATCAAGAAGTTATATCAAATTTTTTACAGAATGTTAAAAAAGATATTGATAAAAATATATACGGTCATACAGAGGCTAAAGAACAAATTATTAGAATTTTAGCACAATGGATATCATATCCAGAAGCAACAGGATATGTAATTGGTATTCAAGGTTCTATGGGTGTTGGTAAAACTAAATTAGTAAAAGAAGGTATTTGTAATGCATTAAAAATTCCATTTGCTTTCATATCATTAGGTGGTTCAAGTGATGCTTCTTTCTTAAAAGGACATAGTTTTACATATGAAGGTTCTACATATGGTAAAATATGTGAATGTTTAATGAAAACTAAAATAATGAACCCTGTATTTTTCTTTGATGAATTAGATAAAATTTCCACATCATATAGAGGTGATGAAATTACAAATACATTAATACATTTAACAGATTCATCACAAAATGAAAAATTTACAGATAGATATTTTGAAGAATTAGATATTGATTTATCTAAATCATTAATTATATTTAGTTATAATGATGAAAATCTCGTTAATCCTATATTAAAAGATAGAATGGTTACAATTAGAGTAGAAGGTTATAAACAGAATGAAAAAATAATTATAGCACGAGATTATTTAATACCAGAATTATTATTACAATATAATATAAATAAGGATGATATCATATTTAGTGATAATATTATAAAATATATTATTGAAAATACAGTAAAAGAAGAAGGTGTTAGAAATTTAAAAAGAAATATTAATAATATAATATCTTGGATAAATATGTTAAGATATATACCTAAAGATGATTTAATTATTAAATATCCTTTCACAGTTGATATGGATTTTTGTGATAAATATTGTAAAAAAGATAATAATCTTTCTATGTCAAAAGAAATCCAATATTCAATTTATATGTAATTAGAAAAAAGTATAATTGTTTTTATAGTATATCTATTTAGAATAGAATAAAATATATATATCATATAAATAATAATGAATTATATAATATACTTTATTATAATGTTGCTTTTAGTTTTAGTAGGTTCTTTTTTAATATATAAATTCATAGATAAGAATTTAAATAAAAATGTATATGATAAATTTGATAATTTACATAATATTATATTTTTAGAATATAATGATACTGCTGAATTTTTATTAAAAGACCCTGATGGTTATATATCTAATATGACTGATATAGATTTATATGCAAGAAAAGTTAATAATAAAGATGAATATATGTATATTTCTGCTAAAAATGCTATGAGTTTTAATATAAGTGAAAAAGAAAAATTAACTACTTGTGCTAAAAACGCTGATAGTTTTTTTAGAAATTATAAAGATGATTATATTGATGGTAAAGAATTAGAAAAAATAATTTGGAAATTTGCTTTAGTTAATGGTACTAAAAATAGTCATATTTCAAATTCTGTTAATACTAATTATTATGTTGAATATGAAGATGGATTACCTCACACAAGAGAAAATATTATATTTTTATCAAAATATGTTTTAAACAATGATATAACTGATTTATCAAATATTTTAATACACGAAAAAATTCATATATATCAAAGATATAATAAAGAAAAATTTGATGATATAATAAAAAAAATGGGATATATTATATCACATAACAATAATAATAAATTAAAAAGATCTAATCCAGATACCAATAATATTATTTATTTTGATCCAAGTACTAATAAAGAGATGACATGTTTATATAGAAATGATAAACCAAATAACATAAATGACGTTATTATAACTGATTTTACAGTAGAACACCCGTATGAACAAATAGCTTATAATATTGCTGATAAATATAATAAAATGCATTTAAGCAAATATAAAGATGATAATATATAAATACATTATATAGAATATGGATCAGGTTTTATCACAAGCACCTCCTAATATTTCAGATGATATTATTAAAAATATTTTTATAAAAAATAAAGAGAATGTGGTAGATACTTTAACTGAATTATGGAATATTGTTGAAGTTACTAAAAATAGAGAAATTACAAAATGGGATGAAATTAGAGAAACTTGTGATGCTTTTGATGTCGAAATGAATAATGTTATGAAACAAATAAAACTAAATCAACAAAGAAGACAACAAGAAGAACAAATAAAAGAAGAAGAACAAACAGAAACATAATTTTTATTAAATTAGTAAATTTTTTATACAATCTTTTGTATCATTAAATGTTTTAATAGAATAATTTAATACATATTCACTAAATTCTCTATGATGTATATTTTCAAGTAATTTATCACATTTATAATTAATCGCATTAAGAAATGTAATATTTTTCTTTATTTCATCAACGGCAATATTATTATTAATAATATTATTTATATATTTAAATATTATTAATACTATATATATTTTAATATTTTGTAATTTATTATAATTAAATATATTCATCATAATTTTTATAGTATTTATTTGTATATCTTTTGATGTTTCATTATAATTTATTACATCAGCTGATATTTTATTATATATTAAAATTTCTCTAATTTTATCTATAAAAGGGTTTAATATTGTTTCTAAAATATTATATTTATCATTATTATTAATAATCATATTAGTAATATATATAGAATATATATTATATAGATTACAATCATAATAACATAATAATTTATTAAAATTTAATAATGATTTTATAAAATCTATATTAAAAGATGTTAATTCTTTATTTGAATATTTTATTATTTTTTTATATATAAATTTATTATTATCTTTATTACATATATCTTCAAATTCTAATATATATCTATTATGAAAATATTTTACAAGTTGTGTAATTAATGATATATATAAAATAGTTCGTATCTTATTATCTATAATAAATTTTTCATTAATATATAATAACAATTTAAATATTTTAATATCATTAATTAATACCGATGTAGGTTTAATTGTAAATAAATCTTTTTGTATATATATATTATTATAATTTTTTTCAATATCTCTGATATTCTTTTTAAATAGTTTTTTAGTTGTTATAGTGTAATTAAATATTATATCTAAATAATTTAACTGATATAAATCAGGTTTAATATTAATTAATTTAATAAATTTACCAAATATATTTAAATTTAATGAACTTTTAATAAAATCATTATAACATAAGTTAAATGGTGTATAATTTTGAAATTCATTTATATAATTAATAGTAATACTATTTTCAATTTTATTTAATATAAATAAATCATAATTATTATATGTTTTTATATATTTCTTTATTAAATAAAAGAATTCTTTATTAACAAATAATAGATTACATATATCATTTGATATACAATGATAAAATATATAAAATAATATATCACTTGAATATTGAACTATATTCATCATTAGATATTATATCATAAGTGATATAAATTATTCATTTTTTTATAATTATATTATAATTGATAATATATTTATAATTATTCTCAAATAAATAGTACATAATTTTATAAAATCTTATATAGTCTTAATACTTTTTAAAATTTTATTTTTGTAATGATTATGTACTATTTAATAATAAATAAATTAGTATATATATTTTTGTAAAGTATTTTACAAAGAATTATATAAATAATTATTATACATATAAATAGTAATATAAGATGAGTTCTACATTAACTTTTGATGAATTAAGAAATATAATAAAAACATATTATCCTGACCCTCCTCCTTTAAATCCTGCTTTAGGTGCTTTATCAGCATTATCATCTGGTAATTTTGGTTATTTATCAGGAATTTTATCAAAATCTGTTTTTTCAGGATTTAAATCACTTGATGGTATAGATTTTAGCAATTCATTCGATTATGGTTTTTCTACCGATGATAGTAAGAAAGGAGAAAAAGATTCTTATTATGATACTGCTCATACTACTAATACAGATGGTTTAACATTAGAAAAAATATCTCAAATGTCTTCTGATGAAAGAAGACTAGCATTTGATAATTATAATAGATTATATGATATAAGTTTATCAAATGGATTAATTGATAGGCCTGCCTATATATATGTTAAAGACATAACTTTAAGACTTTTTGAAGTTTATGATTAGACATTACACTATCCAAAAAGATAAATGGGAAAAAGAATATTATAAATTTTATAATATTTTGATATTTATCTATTCTATTGATGTAAATGATATAAATATTCGCATTAAAACTATTTATTATAATTTGACTGTGTAAGATATAAACATAAATAATATTGTCTTAAATTTTTTTATTTAATAGTGATAGATACATTATGTCTTCTAATAATAATCCTAATGTAGGGCAAAGAAGAAACAGAGAGGATCAAACTTCAGATAATTTACAACAAGTTACTATAAGAAGAAGAATTACAAATATTAATTCAAATGCTAATTCTCAACCAATTTGTGAAAATAATAGAGCTAGTGCTAGAGTTCTTACAGAATATACACCAGATTTAACAAATACTCCAGAAGCACATAATAATAATAATGAAATTATATTTAATATTATAAATAATTTTAATCAAGAATTATCAATAACGAAAGCAGATAAATATGTCAATAAAATAAATGATATTTTACTTATATTTCAAAGTAATAATATAGATTTAAATTATAATTTTGTTAATAAAAAAAATCATTTAAACGCTTGTGTTGATACTAATTATAAAGATTCTAATAAATCGCAATTTTTGCAAATTTTTGAAAATTTAATTATAAAAGGTAAATCTAATATAAATTATATAGATACTACTAATAATAATTGCATATTTAATAAAGCTTTTTTAAAAGATGATTATTATATACTTAACATATTATTAAGAAATCATGTAAAATTAAATTATAAAATAGATGACATACCAAAAGAAATTGGAAGTGAAGATGATATTAATAATTATAATCCTATTTTTAAATTTCCTTTATATAAAGTAATATATTCATTATATAATGACAATAATGATGATGAAAGTTATATAAATGAATATAATTCTCATTTATTTAAACTAATGATAGATAATGATGCAGACATTAATTATATAATTAATGATTTAAATGAAACTTTATTTATGAATATTATATATATAAAAGATAATAAAAATAATGAAAATAATATACCTTTTAAGAATATTAAATATTTATTAAATTTAAATATAGTTAATATTAATCTTGAAAATAAAAATAGTGAAACATTATTATTTTATGCTATAAATAGATTTATATATTATGAATCTTTTAATAAAAATAATAAAAAATATTATACTAACTCTGATGAAATAAAAATAATTATTATATTAATAAAAAAGGGGTTAAATATATATCATAAAAATAAAGATAATTTAACTATATTTGATATATTAAAAAATAATAATATAAGATATATTGATATTATTATAAAAAAATTCATAGATATATATGAAATATATAATTCGACATTTAATTCATTAAAATCGAGATCATTACATTCTAAATCAAAATTAAGAGAATCTAAAGAAACGTTATTAAATACAGAACCTGCGATATTATGTAAGAATTTATATCATTTATCAGGTATTCAAAATGATTCAATTAGAAATAAAATTACTAAAAAATGTTTATCAGCATTATTTATAGAAAGTGAAGATGATACTACTTGTAGTGATAATGTTTTAAATTTAAAAAGATTAGATAAATATATAATACTTTTTAAATCTAAATATGTTATAAAAAATATATTATATGGTTTAACAAATGTTATTATAAATAAAGAATTAGAACATATTTTAGACTATTTTATAGAAGAAGAAAATGTTTTTAAATCAAAATTAAAAAATTTTAAAATATCTTATGATGGGTCTATAGGGCAAGATGTAGGTGGTTTAACTAAACAATTCTTTACAAATGTATCTAAACAATTAAAAGATACATATTTTGAATTATTTAAAGATTCTGGCGATAGATATATTTTAAAAAAAAATATATCATATGATGATTCAAAATTTATAGGTAATTTAATTGCTTTTTTTATTATAAATGATATTAAAATTGATTTTAATTTATCTTACCAATATCTCGGTCGTATATTATATGATTATAAAATAAAAATACCTAAAGAATCAAAAATGAGTGTAGATAAGGTAGATATAAAACATAATATGTATATGAATGATTTAGATTTTATTTTATATTATTATTTAGATTGTACTGATGATAATAAAATGTATTTATTAAATATTATAAAAAATATAGCTAATATAACTGATAAAACCGAATTAGTAAAAGATGAATTTTACGAATATTATATTGATTTTATTAAAAATATTAAAGAAAACTATAATTATGATGGTTTTGGTATGAAAGGACTTCTTGAAGGTTTTTATATTGATAAAAAACTATTAAGAAATAAAAAATTAAAAGAATTAAGAGTTGTAGATTTAGATAAATTAATAACATGTTATGATATAGATTATGTTGCTTTAGAAAAAAATATTTTTGATAAAATGAAAGATAATATTAAACAAACACAAGTATATAGAGCATTTAAAGAACTTATTATATATAAAGATGATGAATATTATTCTAATTTAAATAATTTATTTATTACTAATAAAATAAATTCTTCTAATATAGACGAAGCTATAAAATATAAATCTAAAAAAGATTTTGTTACTTATTTATTAATTTATTGGTCTGGAACATCATCTGTAAATGAAAAAAAACCAGCACATAAAATAAAAATTAATAATAATATATATGATAACAATAATGTTCTTTCACAATCATTACCATTATCTCATACTTGTTTTAATGAATTAGAATTATTTGAATATATGAATACACCTGAAATTCTATATGAAAGATTTTTAAAAACATTTGTTATTACTCCAAGATATTCTTTTACTATGGCTTAAATATATTTATTATTATTTTTATACATATACATACTTGATTTATGTAAATCTATTTAAAGAATATTAGATTAATCTAATTATATATTACTTTATAAATGAGTGATGACGAATATTTATTAAATGTTAAAACAGTTCAAGCATCTACATTTAAACAAGTTATAGATGCCCTTAAAGAAATTCTCATGGATGTTAATTTAGAATTCGATGATACTGGTATGAAAATAGTTGCTATGGATAGTACTCATATTGTATTAATTCATTTAAAATTAGATGCTGATAAATTTGAAAAATTTTTTTGTGAAAAAAAATTATTTGTAGGACTTAATATGCTTAAATTACACATGCTTATTAAAACAATATGTAATAATGATATATTATCTCTTTATGTTCTTAAAAATGATCCTAATAAATTAGGTATTAAAATTGAAAATAGTGAAAAGAATGTTAAAACAATATACAAACTATCTATGTTAGATATTGATGTTTTTAATATTCAAATACCTCCTGTTGATTTCCACACTATTATCACTATGCCTTCAACATCTTTACAAAAAATTATAAGAGATATGCATAATCTTGCTGAATATATTGAGATTAGAAATGTAGAAGGACAACTAATTTTAAGTTGTAAAGGTGAATTTTGTACTCAAGAGACTATATTAGGTACAGAAAAATCACAAAATATATGTATTAAACGTGGTACTGATAATACTACTAACGATCAAGAAATTATACAAGGTATATTTAGTTTGAAATATTTATCTATATTTACTAAATGTACTAACCTTTGTAATGTAGTTGAGATATATTTAAAAAATTCATATCCAATTATATTGAAATATTCTGTTGCTAATCTTGGAAGTGTTCGTTTAGCTTTAGCTCAACAAGATATGTAATTATATTATTATTTTTTTACAATATATATAAGATTTATATATAAAAATTAACATATAAGATTATATTAAATCATTATAAAATGTATAATATTACATTATCAAATTTAATAAGAGATGATTTATTAAATTATGAATTAATTAATTGTGAATTAATATTATTAACAACGACAATTATATTACCATTTACAAAAAAATTTATAGATAATTATATATATAATGATAAAATTAAAGATTTTTCAACTATAATATTAAATCAATATACTAATTGGAATTTATTTTTAATTATGTTAAATATATTATATAGTAATGATTATTTAGAATATTTTATTACTATTAACTCGTCAAGTATATTTATAATATATCATATCATTTATTATAATAATATTTTAAATTTATTTAAAATATTTATTATTTATGATTCATATTATGAAGTAATTATTATAAATATTGGAAATTTTTTTATGCATATATTACCAGTTATATATTATATTAATAAATATATTGATAAAAAGATTATTATTGATATTAATATGGGTTATCAAGTATGTCTATTTAATATGTTATGGTCTCTTCAAGTTGTTGGTAATTTCGATCCTTCTGTTATATATGTTGAAATGAATACTAAACATCTTTATATTATGTGGTATTTTGTATGTATATTAAATATTTCAATTGGGTTTGGTTTAAATTATTATTTATTATTATAAATTATTCTATTTATAATCATTTAATCCTATAAATATTAATCCAATAGTAATAAATATAATTCCTAATATACCATATAATGTTATTTTTTCATTTAATATAAAATATGCTAATATTAATGTAAAAAACGGTGATGAATATGTTAAGGCTGTTATTATAGCAGATTTATTATTTTTTAATAAATTTAAAAATATTATTTCAGCTATGTAGCCTCCTCCAAATATACATAAAAATATAAAAAATACATTTATAATATTTAAAGTTTTATATTCTTCTAATAATTCTTTTCTATAAATATATCCCATTATGAATGTTCCTATAAAATAACATATTCCACTTATATATAATAACATTATAGGACTTATTGATTTTAAAGCATATTTCTTTATTATAGGTGTTATACCCCACATTAAAGATACCAATAATGATAACAATAAAACATTCATATTATTAATTCTATTATAACATATTATTTAATATAATCTAAAATAGTACATAATTTTATAGAACCTTATATAGACTAAATACTTTTTAAAATTTTATTTTTGTAACGATTATGTACTATTTGATAATAAATGTTTATTTAATAATTATAATAAGTTTAATAATATATATCATAATCATAATAATATAAACTTATAAATATATAATATAATCTTAAATATAAAAACTTAATATCTGAAACTATTTTTAAATTTTAAACATTTTGAAGCCAAGTTTAAAACCTATAGGACTTTTTGACCCAAAATAAATTTCCCCCCCCGCTCAATTTATTGCACTTATAGATAGTGAAATTATGGTAAGGATATTTATTATTATAGTATATATTTATTATTATTTTAGTAATGTATTGAGTATATATATTTTTATATATTTTATGATAAGGTTTTAAGAGTAATAATTTAATAAATAATAATACCATAATAATAAGATAGTTGAGTATATACTATTTTTAAAAAAGTATATATGTTAAAATCTTACCATTCTATACATTAGTAATTAACTCAAGACCTTACCATAAAATAGGCTAACATTTTGAGTATTTACTCAAAATATTGCACTTGTACTCAAAATGTTAGCCCTAAAATCCTTACCATAATGGTATTATGAATATCGATATGATTTAAAATATGACATCATAATATTTTTAATGATATTTTGTGATGAAAAACTAATATATTTATAGTGAGTATATATATTATAACATCATAATAATATAATATCGAGTAATTTATAAAATTAATCTTTTATGATAATAAATTTAATATATAAAGAATTAAAATATATTACTTAATTAGTATTAATGCGAGTAATGTATAAATGTTCCAAGTGTTCCTATTTTTCAAATAGAAAAAATAATACTGAAAGACACGAAAAGTCGGTACATAAAGACTTATTATTATTAACAGATGATAATATACAAATAACTCAAAATATTAACCCTATAACTCAAAATGTTAGCCCTTATTGTTCTAATAATATAAATACATTTACAGTTAATAATATAAATGATAATGATATAACAAATAATATATATAAATGTGATAAATGTAATAAAACTTTTACAAGAAATTATAATTTATTAAGACATATTAATATATGTAAAGGATTATCTAATAATTTAGTATGTCATTTATGTCATAAGTTATTTTCAACTTCAAGTGCAAAAAGTAGGCATTTAAAAATATGTAAAATAAATAATGATATAGTTCATTATAATAAAGATATCATTTGTGAAAATGGTTTATATAATATAACTTATAATATAACAAATAATATTACAAATAATAATACCATAAATAATACAATTAATAATAATACAATTAATATAATAGCATTTGATAAAAAACTTAAAATACCGACACCATTTATTACAAATCATATACCAGAAAATGATTTATATGCTATGCTTTTGGATAGTATTAAAGATGAAAATAATGTATCTAAATTATTTAGTGAATTCTTTAAAAGAATATATGATAATGAAGAAAATAGATGTATAAAAAAAACAAGTTTAAAATCAGATGTTTCAAAAATACATGCAGGCGATGGTGAATGGCGTACTATGTTAGATAATGAAATATATGAAAAATTAGTAAAAGATGTTTCAACTAATTTAAAAAATAAAATAGATGAAAATGATGATGATATTAAAAAACTATTCAAGAAACATTTATTAACAAACGTACAAATTTTATATGATATTATTGATACTTATACAGATAAAATATATGATGATGAAAAAGGTTTATTAAAATCGTTAAAACATATTATTAAGAAATTAAAATGTATTGTATTAGATTATACTAAATAATTGGAATAAATTTTTGTAATTATCATTTATATTATTAAATTATAATAGATGATATGTTTTATAATTATTTATCAAAACTATTTATAATTATTTTAGGTATTATATTATTTATTATGGGTATTATTAAAATGATTGTATGTTTTATAAATATAATATTAACAAAAGATAATAGTATATATTTTGATAATAATCGTATAATAAAATATTTATTAATACATGATTTTTCAATAGCAGGTAAGATGTTTAGTATAATTATATTTATTTTTAGTATATTCACAATATTAAGAGGTTTATTATTATTAAATATGTTAAAAAATAAAAAACTTATATCATTTGTATCAAATGAAAATAATATAAATATTATATATTTAGTATTCGGTATATATTTAATAATATTTTATGGATTTATAACATATTTATCTCCTATATCTGATATATTTATAACCAAAAATAAAGATTTTAAGAATACTTATCAAGTTATTGGTATTGGTACTGGACTATTATTTATTATAATATTTTTATTTAGAATTATATATTTTTATTATAATGATATTAATATATTAATAACTTCTATTTTATTTCTTATTATAATAACTTACTTTTATAGTTATTTATTGGCTAATAATGGTACTGATTTTAAGAAAGAAATTATAACACAATTTATGATACCATTAACATCTATATAATATACACTTTATTTTTACAATCTATTTATTATAAAATAGTACATAATCGTTACAAAAATAAAAAAATAAAAAGTATTTAGTCTATATAAGGTTCTATAAAATTATGTACTATTTGATAATAAATAACTAAAATATATAATAATATATCATAATCATAATAATATAAACTTATAAATATATAATATAATCTTATAAATAAATATCTATATATCTGAAACTATTTTTAAATTTTAAACATTTTAAAGCCAAGTTTAAAACCTATAGGACTTTTTAACCCAAAATAAATTTCCCCCCCCCGCAGCTTTTATTGCACTTATAGATAGTGAAATTATGGTAAGGATATTTATTATTTAAGTATATATTTATTATTATTTTAGTAATGTATTGAGTATATATATTTTTATATATTTTATGATAAGGTTTTAAGAGTAATAATATAATAAATAATAATACCATAATAATAAGACAGACGAGTATATACTATTTTTAAAAAAGTATATATGTTAAAATCTTACCATTCTATACATTAGTAATTAACTCAAGACCTTACCACAAAATAGGCTAACATTTGCGGTTGAACCGTGAAAATCGCACCTCGAACTGTAAATGTTAGCCTTAAAATCCTTACCATAATGGTATTAATAAAGTCAAAAAGACTTTAAAAATGACACCATAAATATTTTAAACCAAATTTTTATAGATTTTTCGTATTATATATTGCTTACTTAATGAACGATGTCCTACATTATTATCAAAACGGTATTGAATATTATTTAATTTTGAAACTATATGTCTTAATATATATTTTTCATTTATAAGTATTATTTATAATTATAAAAATAAAAACAAATTAAAGTTTATCATATTCATCAGACATTATTTTACGAACTTTATCTCTATATTGTTCTATTGTAGAATTTTCATCAGGACATACTTTATCTAATACTTTAACTTTAATATTATAATCTTTTGATAAAAATACTTTAAAAAATGCATGATATAATGTTTCTTTATTTTCCCACATATAATCTAATCTGGTATCTTCGTATTTTATTATAATTGGAACTATTGGCACCATAGGTACAAAAGCACCTGTTCTAAATTTTGCTATATTACATTCTGTAATATCATCTGGATATCTGCATTCATCGGGTGCTATAATTAATATATTATCACCTTTTTTTCTATTATTAGTAAATTCAATAATTTTTTGAACTGTATTTTTTTTACCAACACATAAATTTTTAAATTTTTTAGATATTTTACTTAATAAAGGTATTTTATCAGGACCTTCGCTAAATATTACACAAGATAATTTTTTAAACATAGAAAGAAATAATAATACATCAAACGCGGATCTATGATTTACTGTTATTAATATTTTTTCATCACTATTAACATAATTATCTATCATTTTAATATTATCATTATCATATATATAATTTATTGTTAATATTTTTGAAATTATATTTGAAGCATAATATAATGCGTCAGTATAATCAAATAATAAAATTATAATCACGGCTATTATATATATCACGATAATATATATAATATTATATATAATAGTCATATAATGTAAATATAAATCAAAAAAGTAATATAAATTATCAAGTAAAGGGAACATTTTTATATTTATTATATTGTAATATATAATTTACACGTATATTAACATATTTACATTTTATTATATTCTTCATTCATGATATTATAAGCTTTATCTCTATATTGTTCTATTGTAGAATTTTCATCAGGATATATTATATCTAATATTTTAATTCTTACATTATATTTATGATTTAAAAAACCTTTAATAAAACAATGCAAAAATGTTTCACCAAAATCATCATATTTAAAATCTAAATAATTACAATCCTCGTATTTTATTATTATAGGTATTAAAGGAAACATTCCTACAAATGCACCTGTGTTAAATTTAGTTATTAATGATTTATCAGGATTTTCAGGATATTTACCAGCATCTGGTGCTATAGCTAACATTCTATCGCCAGCTTTTCTATTATTTGTATAATTTAATATATTTTTTGTAGTTGTACCTTTATCAACATATACCATCTTCATAGCATTAAATATGATAGAAAATAATGGAAACATAGATGGTAAATTACGATTTAATAAGAATGTTATATTATCACATATACATATTAATATAAAAGCATCATATATATTTCTATGATTATATATAACTGCTAATTTATCAAATGTTTTCATATAATATTCATATTTATATATATCTTTTTTATCATAAATTATATTAAATGAATGCATACGTGTCATTATAATAGCCCATGATCTAATAATAAATTTACATATAATGTCACTATTTTTAAATATTAAACATAATAAAGTACCTACAAAATATGTGAAGAATATTATAAATATTCTAAATGGGATTGTTATATAATAATAATATAATAATATATATTCTTTTATATTTTTATAAAGGTCATTTTTTGTATTATATGTCATTTAAGAGATAAGGTAATATATATTAAAATATGTAAAATCTTATATATAAAAATAATTATAAATATTTATTACAGTATCGTAAAAATTTCTTTATAAATTTTTTAATTACTAAATCGGTAAATATATTATTTAAAAAATCAACAATTGTATTATATATCAGATTTAAAAAATCGTTATCTTGTGCATCATATATACATTTAGAATTATATATAAATAATGTTCTGTTTTTATCATTAGTTTTTTTTAATGATATTTCTAATAAATATTCACCATTTTTTATAATATTTATTAGTGGTTCGGGACTAATTATTTTACTTTTAAATAAAATTTTATATTCATCATCATTTATTTTTTGACATTCTAAATTAACAAAAAATTTAATATATTGGATTTGAAAAGTTTCTAATATTTGTTCTGAAAAATTATATTCTTTAATTTGTTTTAAATCTATCGTTATCACAGTTGATTTAATATCTCCGTATTTTTTTTCATTTTTAATAGATATAATATCTGATACATTATATTTTTTCCAATTATAATTTATAAAGTCATCAGACATTATTGTATTGCAAATATAATCAATATCATAATTGATTATATTATCATTTATTGTAATAATATCTATATTATTTACGTTATTTGTAGTCATTAATATACATATATAATAATATATAGAATATTATTTATATCAAATTAAGCGTCTGAATGTATTTTATACATTAATGTAGAATATTTAGGTATGTCAAAATCATACGAATCTTTATTGGCTTTTTTATTATCTTTTAACCATATTCTAATAATATAATAATTTTTTTTAGGACTAATTGATATACCATTTATATTTTGTATATAACTTTCATCTTTTGATAATGTTTCGCCTAATACACTACTACATATTTTAAACCATTTATCATCTAATTCAGGTTTCATTACTTTATATGAGAAACATCCTCCATTTTTATTATGTTCATCCTCCCATCGAGGCATAATATGTTCTCTCATTATAAAAAACATACCTCTCGCCCATAAATCTCTAAAAATAATATAAGTGTTTATAAATTCTTCCACACTATTTATTGTACATATAAATTTATAACTTTTTTCATCCCAATTCATATCATAAGGATCGTGAAAATATAAAGCCCATAAATCATTAATATATGTTGTCATATTTTATATTACCAAACGATGATTATTGTTATTATATAAATCTTATATAAGATTTTGTTTATATATAATACATAATAGTATAATTTTATATAATTAAAGATGTATCAAACAAGTATTAGAAATAAAAAAAAACATATTAAATTTCAACATAATAAGGAGATTGAATATATTGTAGATCCTTTATGTGAAGAATATGCTTATGTTATAAAGATGTTAGGAAATTGTAGGGTAGAATTGGTTAGTAATACAGGAAATAAATCAATTGGAATTATTCGAGGCACTATGCGTAAATTTAATAAGAGAATTTTAATAGAACGTGGTGATATTGTAGTAATATCTAAAAGAGATTATCAACAAGATAAAGTAGATATTGTAAATAAATTAAATCACGAACAAACACAATCATTAATTAATGAAAAAAAAATAAGTGATTATTTAATTAATTTATATAATAACAAAAAAGAGATAAATGATACAGAATTTGATAGCATTATTAATGATAATATTAATATTAATTTAGAAAATCTCGTATTTGATGATAATACAAATATATCTTCATCATCTTCTGAAACTTCAGAAATTGATGAATTTGATTAAAATTATAAATATATTACATAATAATATATTTTGGATCTGGACCATTATTTGTTGTATCTGATACATAATTTTTATAATCACCACCTCTTTTTTCTATAATATCATATATTATAGTAATACTATCTTTTAATATATCTTTTTTATCAGTTTTTATAAGTTTAGTATAGTTATTTATATTATAAGGGTCTGTTGGAGCTGTTGGATTAGATTCGCCGAAAAATATTAAATTAAAACAATCTTTGTTAATATTTTTAAATGTATCTATATCAATATTTTCAAATATATAAGATAATATATGTGTTGAATAATTAAGTTTTGAAGCATCATATATAAGATCTGTATTTAAATTAGTTGTATTTAAATTAGTAATTATAATGGAGGGGCTATTATTTTTAATTAATTTTTTTATTAAATCATTTATTTGTGTCTTATTTAATTTATTTATTATATCTTTATTTATAATATCTTTATTAATTATTTTATTAAATTTCATAATATTTTCAGTTTCTATTTTAGAAAAATCTATTAAAGTGGTATCTATATTTGTAAGTAAATATTTTATAAATTCATATTTGCATTCTTTAAAAATATCATTAATATTTGTTATAAAATTACTTTGAATTATTTTAATTACATCAGTACTTATTAATTTATCATTTAGATTTTTATCAATTATTGTTTTTAAAGATGATTCATCTATATCTTTTAATTGTTCTTCACTCATAAATTTTAAAATATACATAATATCTTTATCTTTAATTTTATTTATAGTCTCAATAGGTATAGTTTTAATACACTCACTTTTTTTATCACTTATATATTTAAATCCTATATTTTTTAATCTTGTTTCATCAATAAATTCAAATAAATTACAATCTAATTTATTTTTAAATGTATCATTTTTAAAAAAATCTTCTTTTATATTATTTATATTATTATTATTAAATAATGTATTTAATAAACCTTTATCTAAATTTATTATAAATTGTAAAGGATAATGTTCTATACTATTTATTATAACTTTTAATGGTTCCGACCTTAAATATTCTGAATTATTAGAAAATATAATATTTATTAATTTATTTAAATCATCAATAGTCATACTACTCTGTAAATCTAATAATTTATTATTTATATCGGTCATATTAGTTTCATTTATAACACTTACAGCTTCTTTAGATAATTTATTGTTTTTATTAGTTGTAAAAGTATTATAAGATGATAGGTTGCTTATATTACCGAATTCATGTATCATATTCTCAATCTCAGTTTCATATGATGTAATACTATTTGGTTTACTATTATTAGTTCCTTTTATTTTTTTATATAATTTATCTCCTTCAGTTTCTGTTGGAACTAATGCTAAAGCATCCTTATCTTCTTTTTGTGTATCTGTTTGTGTATCTGTTTGTGTGTTTTTTTTTGTATCTTTTTTACTTTGTTCTAAATTTTTTTCTTCTTCGTGAGTATCAGAAGCAATTTCGGTATTAAAAGTTTTAAAATCATCTGTATCATAATCAGAATATATATTATTAAATAATTTACTAAAATCTGATAGTTTTCTATCTGTATTTGAACTTGTATATTTAAAATCTTTGTAAAATGATTTATCCAAACCAATATAATTTATAATAACCTCTAAATAATTGTTAAATATTATGTATTTTTGTTTTTGCAATTCTTTTTTAGGTTCATTATATATACTAACTATCATATATGTAAGATACATTACAGATAATTTTTTAATAGCATTATCTATTTCATTATTTTCACCACTTGAAGTAGTCATTTTTTCTTTACTTAAAGAAGACATATTATCATTATTTGATGAAGACATATTATCATTATTTGATGAAGACATATTATCTATAGATGAAGTTGTATTTTTACTATATTTTGATTGAATAGATTTAAAAGTTTGTTGTAAAGCATCAATAGTATCTTCATTATTTTTTAGTTCATTTATAATATCTAAAAAATTTTTTAAATTAAATTTATTTATTTTTATAATTTTTTTATTAGGAGTAATATTATCATAATCAAATATATAATAGAAATCTTTATTTTTATAACTAAAATTATTACTTGAAATTATATTAGATATTATCTTTAATATTTTATTAAATAAATCAAAAAATTTAAACAAATTATTTTCTAATTTTATTTTAGATTTTTTATTATCAGCAGTATCATTTTTATTAATATATAAAATTAGTTTATTTACGAGATATATATTATATATAAAATAATAATATATAATACATATCAATTCAATAATATGTTTATTATCTAATTCTAATAAAATATTTAAAATAGATTTTGCATCTGATATGTTTTTTACATTTTGTAATTCTCTGATAGGAACCGTAATTGGTGATACTGCTGCTTTTGTTAAATATGCTGTAATTAATGATGTACCTTTAAGTGTTTGTGTTGTTATAGTACCTAATGTATTTGAAATATTCATACCTCCTCCTTTTTTTTTATATATATTCCCACCAGTTTGTTTAGAAATTATATATTCTGATAATTTATCAAAATTGCTATCGTTATTAAATAATTTATTTAACGAATCTATTTTTTTCATATCATAAAACGCTTCATATAAATCATAATAAGATTTTGTTAATTTTTTTAATTCATTATATGTATATAATTCTAAATCTAAAAATGCATCATCACTATTATCATAATTTTCAAAAATATTTAATAAGTTATTTAATAAATAATTATCACTTATTTGTGTAGAATAATCTGTATGTATTATTTTATCATATAAATTAATTTTTTTTTTTTTTAAATAGTTATTTATTTTATTTAATAAAGTTGTATAATTCGTATCATTATCAGTTGTATAATTATCAATTAAAGCTGGGTTTTTAGATGATTGTTTATCATCTTCATCTTTAATTTGTTTAATAGCAGTTTTAACAAGACCTTTAGTCATAGAAATAAAAGATTTTTTAGGAGGAGGAGTAGCCATTATTTATTATTGAATTAACTCTACAATATATAATCTAAAATAATATAAGAATAAAACTTTATATATATACGATATCGTGTAGATAATATTATCACATCAATAATGATTATAGACGATTATATTGAATATACAATAAAATATAAAGAAAAATATGGTGATAAAACGATTGTATTAATGCAGGTAGGTTCTTTTTTTGAATTATATTCAATCGATATAGAGGATAATGATATTTATAAAATAGCGGATATATGTAATATACAAATCTCAAGAAAAAATAAAACTATTCAAGAAGTTTCTCGTAATAATCCTTTAATGTGTGGATTTCCATTATATGTATTAAATAAATTTTCAGGATTATTATTACAAAATAATTATACAATAATTCTTATTGAACAAGTTACTGAACCACCAAATCCATATCGTGAAGTTACGGAAATATTAAGTCCTGGAATGAATTTAATACCAGTAAATAAAAAAAGTAATTATATGATTGTTATTTATTGTGAAATTATTAATGAATATCTCATAGTAGGTATATCTGGTGTAGATTTATCAACAGGACATTCATTTGTATATGAAGCGGGTTCTACAAAACAAGACCCATCATTTGCTACAGATGAAGCATATCGTATAGTAGCTGCATATAATCCATGTGAAATAGTATTTGTATCTAATGAAAAATTACCAGATACAACAAAGGATTGTATATTAAAAATTTTAAATACGAATAATATATTAATACATAAAAAATGGGAGAATTATGAATATATTAAAGAAGTATCAAAAATATCTTATCAAAATAGTATATTAGAAAAATCATATGCTAATAAAAAATCATTATTATCTATAATAGAACTTCTAAATTTGGAGAAATATAATATAGCAAGAATATCATTTTGTTGTTTAATTCAGTTTGCTTACGAACATAATAGTGATATTATTAAGGAACTAAATCCACCAGAAATATTAGAGAATGATAAAATATTAACAATAGAATATAATAGTGCTTTACAATTAAATTTAATTAGTTTAAATACCACCGAAAAGCCTTTATTAGATATTTTAAATAGATGTTCTACACCTTTTGGAACGAGAGCATTTAAAGAAAGATTATTAAATCCAATTATTAACACGACTGAATTAAATAAAAGATACGACGAGATAGAATATCTACTTGAGAATGATAAGTTTAAAAAGATAAGTAAAATATTAAATAATATTTTGGATTTGGAAAGAATTAAAAGACGAATGATTGTAAATAAATTTCCACCTATGGACTGGTGTTCTTTTAATATATCATTAGAATATGCTATTGAAGCATTAGAATTATTAGGAAATGACAAATCATTTGAAATAATAAATAAAATTAATACAGTAAAATCATCATATAAAGATATAATTAATTTAGACTTAGCTGGTAAATATAATTTAAGTGATATTAAAGGTACAGTATTTTATGAAGGAATATATAAAGAGATAGATAGATTAGATATAGAATATAATGAAAATTATAAAAAGATAAGTGATATTTGTAATAAAATTACAGAATTGGATAAAGAAGGTGATAGCACTTCTTGTAAAATAGATTATAATGAACGTGATGGTTATTATATTTCTATAACAAAGAAGAGATATGATACAGCATTATTAAAAGATAGAGAATATATTAATAAATTTGATAAGAAAAGTTTAAGTGCTTCAAGCAATATTCTTAAATTAACAAATAAAATTATTACGTCAGCTTCAAATAATATCGAAAGAATACAAATAGCGATTTCATCTATGGTATTAGATGAATATAAGAAATTTGTAGCAAATTTTATAAACGATAATAATGATACTATAGAAAATATTATAGTATATTTGACATCATTAGATATATCTTGTTGTAATGCTAAAAATGCCTATGAATTCCGTTATTATCGTCCAGATATTATAAATAAATCAGCATCATATATTGAATGTAAAAATATAAGACATCCTATTATCGAGAGAATAGATGATAGAGTACCTTATGTTGGTAATGATATAGTAATTGGAACAGGTTCAGGAGAAGATAGTTTTAACGGAATGTTATTATATGGTATTAATGCTTCTGGTAAGAGTTCATTTATGAAGACATTAGGACTTAATATTATTATGGCTCAAGCTGGAATGTATGTAGCAGCATCTTATTTTAAATATCAACCATATCATCATATATTTACGAGAATATCAGGAATGGATAATATTTATAAAGGCATGTCATCATTTACGGTGGAAATGACAGAATTGCGAAATATATTACAAAGATGTACTAAATATAGTTTAGTATTAGGAGATGAGTTATGTTGTGGAACTGAATCAACATCAGCCTTATCAATAGTAGCAGCAGGAATAGATACATTAATAAAGAAGAATGTATCATTTATATTTGCTACACATTTACACGAATTGGTATCATTAGAGATAATAAAAAAATACATAAATAAAGAATTATATATAGGTCATATGCATATAACAATAGAACCTACAACAAATCGTATAATATACGAAAGAAAAATAAAAGATGGTAAAGGTTCATCAATATATGGATTAGAAGTATGTAAATCATTAGATATGCCTTATGATTTTATGAGAATAGCAGAAGATATCCGTAAGGAGGTTCAAGGATTAAATCAGCATATTATAAATACGAATAAATCGCGTTATAATAGTGAATTATATATGATGGAATGCGGTGTATGTGGTAATCCAGCAATAGATACACATCATATTAATTATCAATCTGAAGCGAATGAAGAAGGATATTTTAATGATTTTCATAAAAATGCTAAACATAATTTAGTACCATTATGTAAAGAATGTCATATTAAAGAACATACAAATCAAATAAATATAAAAGGATATACTAAAACATCAGAAGGGATTGTATTAAATGTAGAAACAACACCAAATATTAGCGAAACAATTGAACCAATTGAACCACAAAAATTAAATAAAACACCTGAAATACTTGAAACAAATCAAAATATTAATGATATAGACCTTATAGATTATGATAATCTTAAAAAATATATTAGAAGAGGTAAGGAAAATTGGTATATGCGAACAAAAATCACATCAGCATTTAGAAAAAATACAAATGAAAAAAAAATCATAGATATAATTAATAAATTGGAAGATTGTAATATATCAATTATTAATGATAAGATGTATAATAAATTATTTGACCCATCATTATAATACTATCTTATTTTTATAAATTTGTTAAAGACATTTCAGAATTATTTAGAGTATATATTTTATCGGCTATTTTTAAAGCTGAACGACGATGTGCGATAATAATCATAGTAGAATGTTGAATTTTAAAACATTCTTTAATAGTATTTTGTACAATTTCTTCACAATATGGATCTAAAGCAGAAGTTGCTTCATCAAATATAATAATTTGAGGACGTCTTATAAGTGCTCTTGCTATTGATATACGTTGTTTTTGTCCTCCTGATAAAGAACTTAATTCAGTTCCTTGTAATTTAGTTTTATATCCATTAGGTAATTTTGTAATGAATTCATGAGCATTAGCTAATTTCGAAGCAGATATTACATCATCTTCATTAAACCAGTCAATTCCATAGGCAATATTATTTTCTATTGTATCAGCAAATAAAACACTTTCTTGTGCTACATATCCTATTTTAGATTTTAGCCATTTATTATCATATGTAGTTATATCAATATTATCTATATAAATATTACCAGATATAGGTGATAAAATACCTATTAATAGTTTAGCAATAGTACTTTTACCACAACCAGAAGAACCCACAATAGCTATTTTATCACCTTGTTTAATATTAAAATTAAAATCAGTTAGAACATTATTATCAGCATTATGATATTTAAAATTAACATCTTTAAATAATATATCGCCTTTTAAATGATTATTTTTATCATTTGTTTTAATAATATCCGTTTTATCATTATAAGGGATATAATATCCATGTATATCAATATCCGTATCTAATAATTCAATAATTCTTTTATAAGGTTCTTTACATCTTATAAATTCATTTTTAAAGTCCATAATTTGTTTTATGGTACTATAAACGGTTTGATTATGTAATATAAATGTAATAAGACCTTCACGAATATTCATATAATTGGCACTAACTATTACGGAAATTGTGGTAATAACAGGCATATTAAAAAATATAAAAGCATTAAAAGCATATAAAATACTTTCTTTATAATAATATTTTGAAATGTTATTACTCATATTATTTTGTTTTTTATAGGAATATTCTTCAGTAGCATATGTTTTTACAATAGATATATGAGATATAGTTTCGTGTATAAAATTATTAAGTAGTTTATTATTATCTTCAAATCCTTTCATTATATATTGATGAAGTTTATCATAAATTTTTGATATATAGAAATTAACAACAATCATAATACCGGCAATTATAGTTAATTTATATGAAATATTTATAAGAAGCCAAAATGTAATTACAAGACTTATTATAGAACGTGATAATACATTTATATTTAATGAAATGATTTCAGAAACTATTCTAACATCATTTGTAGCTCTTTCCAATAATGTACTTACAGGAGTTATTTGATAATACACGTTAGATTGATATAATAATTTTTTAAATATGATACAACTTAAACGATGATTAGTACATTTTTGAGAATATGTAAAACAAGCACCACGCATAGATGTTGTAATAACTGTAATTATACTTGCTCTAAAAAGCATTTTAAGCCTTTCATTAGAAAAATCTCCTTGCATAATTCGGCTCATATGTTCGCTAACAAAAACACCATAATAAGAACCAATACAACCACAAAATAGACCTACAATAATATATTTAATATCATTATCACATATTTGCAGATATCTTTTTATCATTTTAATATATATAATATAGATATCATTTATATAGTTATTTAAGAAGTTGTTTCAATAGTTTTATAATTATATTTATGTAATTTTGGAAGTAAAATAGCATTATAATATAAGGCTTCAATTTTATTATATGTTTCGATTAGAATAAAATATAATTGATTGATATAATGTATATATTCATTTTTATTAATTGATAATATTATTGTTTCACTAATGATATAATCTATTAATTTTTTTATATCTAAAAAGGTATTAATAATTATTGAATTATAATAACTTTGCATTTAAAATATTGTATTTATTGTAAAAATTATTACTATTATCTCTTTTAATATATAAATTATTATTCTTAAGTAATAAATTATATATATTTAATAGATTGGGGATAATATTAAATATAATAATGTCACAACAAAATACAGAAGAAGATTTGGAAGTGATAGATATTTCACAAAAAAAATATAAATCAGATAATATAAAAAGAAAAGTAACAGAATCTTTAGATTACATAGATGATGAAGATTTGGAAGAGATAGATCCTGAATTGAATATGAGAGAAATGATACGTATAAAAAATATAATTTTAATACCAGATGAAAAAGCTAAAAATATAGCATTAAATTTATTAAAAGGTATAGAACAATCTATAAAAAATCAATTTAAAAAAGATTTTAATATAGAAGAAAATTTTAATGATTTAAATAAAATAATAGATGATGATACAGATAGTATAAATATATCTAATAACGAAACATCTAATAATTTTAAAAAATATCATGATGAATTATATAAATCATATAATTCATCATTAAAATTATTAACAGATGATATAATATTTAAATTATTAAAAATTAAAAATCACGCTGATACTATAAAAAAATAAAATTATAAATAATATTTATAGATAGATAAGATATAAAATATGTCAATTGGAAATAATCAGATACTTATAAAAAGTAGAATTTTGATGGATCCAATTTTAGCTAAAGAACTTATGGCTGATTATTTTTTAGGAATAACCGAATCAATAAATAATGATATTTTAAGAACTGTAGAAAATTCAGATGATGAAATACAAAAAAATAAAAAAGTTTCTTATGATAAATATGAAAAATTAAATAATGGAGAGTATTATATAAAAAAAGAAGATGATAAAAAAACAATAATAAAATCTAATATACCTGATTTTTTAAATGAAATTAATAAAAATCAAACTAAAGGAATAGGATTATTAAAATATAATTTTGATAATTCATTAGCGGAGTTTATAGATATTTTACATAATTTATTAAAATTTAATAGTTTAGCAACAAATGACCCATCTAATTTAGATAAATATGAAGCATAGGAATTTTATAATAAATATTATTTTTATATTTAATTATATATAATAATTAGAGATTTGATATTTGATATCGAATAAATGTCTATTTCATTTAATGATATAGAAAAAAAATTTTTAGATATTTTTAGTGAGTTTATAATAAATATTAATGAAAATTTGGATAATATTATATCACATGTAGAAACTAATAAAAAATATTATCATGATGATGATAATAATTTTAATAATGAATGGTCTTTTACTCAAACATTTAAAACAAGATATGGACAATTAAAAAATATATATAATAAAAATGATATAGTATATGATATATATATAAATATAAAAAATCCAAAAGCTATAACAATTGAATTTTTAATTAATGATATAAATAAAATATTTGAATTAGATAATGCTAATATAAATAAAGAATTAAAAAAATATTTAAATAATATAATTAGATTATATAATGATCTTTATAGAAAACATCCTCTTCATATAATAAAAATTTTATTAATTCAAAAAAATTTAATAGATGTAAATAAATATATAAATAATAAAATAATAGTTATAAAAAAAGAAAAAAAATCTTTAACAGAACAATTAGAAATAATAACTAAAACAAAAGAAGATATTGATGAAAAATCAAAAGAATTAAAAAAAAAATATAAAGATAAATCAGGTAAAATTGATATATATATAGAAAAACAAATTAAACAAATAGAAAAATATTATAATAAATGTTTAAAAGATATAGAAAAAAAAATATATGAAAATGAAATAAATATACAACAAACTGATGAAGAAATATCAGCTATTAGAAATATTCATAGATTACGTGAATTTAAAAAAAAAAAAGATGAATATGAAAAAATAAATATTGGATTAATAAATGAGAAAAAAAGATATAAAAAGATTTGTGAAGAGACAAATACTAATGTAATTAACTTTATAAATAATCAAAAAGAAAATATAGAAAATAAATTTAATGAAATATCTAATACAAATGATACAAGTACAACATTAGAAACGTATATAAAAAAATTAAATTTATTAAATGGTATTAATTTAGATAATATTATAAATTATTTAAAAAAATTTACTGATATATTTGCAATTGTATATTATGTTATATCATATCAATGTTTATATAATAATAAAAATAATGATAAAAATGGTATGATAAACTTATTTAATAATCGTTTTAATGAATTTATAAAAAAATCTAATTTTAATGAAGTAAAATATACTGATGATTATTTTACATCTTTAATAAGTTTAATTGATATTTTTATAGGTGATAATGAATATTCAAATTTAGAACTTGTATATAAAGAACAACAACAACAAAAACCAATACAAAAACAACAACAAAAACAACAACAACAACAACAAAAACAAAAACAAAAAGTAAAAGATGAAATAAAAATATATAATAAAAATTATGAAGTATATACAAAATTATTAAACGAATGTCATAAATTAATAAGCAAAAATAAATTACAACTTTTTGAATCTCAGCTAAAATATAATTATAATTATTTTCAAGATATAGAAAAAAAATTAAAAGAATATAATATTGATTTAACAAGTGCAAGATTGGAAGAGCTATATAATAAATATAATGAAGCAGTAAATATTGAAAAAGATGATCTTAATAGTAAATTTAATAATACGATAGAATATATAAACTATTATTTAATAAAATTAAGAAAATTTAAAAATAATTTAGATAAAGAAATTTTAAGAAAAATTAATGAAGATTCTGGTAATATAAAAATAGACGAAACAAACGAAGAAATAATAAACGAAGAAATAATAGAACAGAAAATAATAGATTATAAAATTAAATATTTAGAATATAATACTATTTTTGAAGAATGTAAAAAATTGAGAAATATTAAAAAATATGAGAAGAAGTATGATGTTTTTGTTGAAAAAAAAAAATTTTTTGATAAAAAAAATAAAGAAATAAATAAAGTAAAACTAAATAATATATCATATGATTTAATATTTAATATTATAGATGATTATGGTAAAAAAATAAATTTATTAGATTATATAAATGAATATATAGAACGAATTAAAAAATTTAAAATAGAATTAGATACAGATTATAAGGCATTTTTAAAAACATTAATATATATTAAAAGCGATGAAAAAGTAGATGAAAAAGTAGAACAACAAGAAAATATAGATAATAAAATAGAAGTTATATTGGAACCTTTTAAAGAATTAAAAAAGATATATGATAGTGAAGAAGATCTTGAAGAATTAGACCCTGATTATAATATAAGATCTGTATTAAATATTAAAAATATAATATTAATACCACCAGAAAGAGCTAAAACTATAACTTTAAGTTTATTAAATGGATTAACAAATACATTATATGACGAATATAATGATATAGGATACGGAAGAACTAATATAATGGATGAATTATTAAATAAAATAAAATATAAAAATAATATTATAGACAATTATAATAAATCATTAAACACATTAGCAGATATTATATATACGTTATTAAAAATTAAAAATAATGCTGATAATAGCATTTAATTAATTTTATAAAATATAAATAATAAATAGATAACATATATATAATATATATATAAAATGACTGATATAATAGGAGATTCAAAAATTCAACAAAAAACAGATACAAATGCTTATAAAAAATATAATAAAACTCAAAACATACCTGAGAATATTATTCCAAATATTATAGAAGGAAAAAATTTAGTATTTATATCAAGATCGCCTGAAAATAATAAAGCTATAATAGAAGCTATAATAAAAGCTAAACCTAATTATTTAGATGATATATTTAAAAAATACGAAAGTATATACAATACTACATTAAATTTAACACAAGTAAAAGTAGGAAAAAAAGAAAATTTTAAAGAGAATATAAAACCATTTATAAAAAAAATACTTGAAGATTATAATGGAGATGATGAGAAAAATAATAAATTATTAAAAATTTTTACACCTTCAACAGGAGGAGATATTAATAATTCAACATTTATAAAATCAGAAATATCTGCAATAAAATATGATGAAAATGGAAATGAAATATTTAAAGATGAAAATATATTTTTAAGTATAGTTAGTACATTTAAATATATAGCATATTTTATATTAGATGTCGTAAGATATACTTTATTCTTATCAATACCTATGGAATTTCCACAAGAAATTTTAGATGAAATAAATGTTCTAAAACAAAAATATAATGTTAGTAATAAATATATACCACGAGATAAATGTGCTACTATTAATGAAACAGACAAAGAATTTTCATATTGTAATTTAAGATATTTAGATTATAATGGAAAAAAAATAATTAGATATTCTGATGTAGATTTATTATTATATACTTCACATGGATTATTTACAGATGATAAAGTATTAGATAGGTTTGTTATAAGTGATGAAACTGATAAGAAAAAAATTAAAGATATAATAGAAGCAGTCGTTCTAAATATTGAAAATATTATAAAATATTTAGCATTTTTATTATATTTATATTCAAATATACACGAAGATATAAAATTTTTAATTAGATATAATTCATCTATAAATAGTAGTGTTGTGTCTAATGTAGCAGCTGAATTACCAATTATTGGAGATAATTCGGATCAACAGAAAGGAGGTAAAAACAAAAAATCTAAAAAGATTAATAATCTTGTAAAAAAAATTAAGGAAATTAAATCTAAATCAAAAGCAACTATGAAATCAAAGGCGAAGAAAAATAAAGTGTAAATATGTAATTATTTATTTTTATGATATAATTTATATTATTAAAAATTTATATTTAAGCTTTAGCAGCATTTAGCTTGCTTTGGCTAAGAGGGAAGTGGTGTGAGATAAGGCGTTGGAGAATGAAGAATGTTACTTCTTCACCATCCTTAATGTTAAGGATAGATTTGAGTTTAGCGTCAGGAAGAATTACACGACGATTGGTGGGGTTGTTAAGATTGTGTTCTTTTACATAGGCGTTGATAAATCTGGTAACATCAGTTCTTGATTTTTCAGTTCCATGAGGTACTCCTAAGAAATCACAGAGTTCATCGGAGATTTTGTTGGGCTTAGCAAATCCTGATGGTGATTTACGAGCATTTTCTCTTTTCTTTTGTACTTTTTCGATGACCTTTGATTGTTTTTCAAAGTCCTTTGAAACAGATTTAAGAGCATTTTGAACTTCTTTTACAAGAGCAGCAAGAACTGTAATCTTTTCTACAAGAACTGAAACAGATGAAATTTCATCACTTTTTGGTTCTTCATCACTTGGTGTTGGTGCTGTAACTTTGGATTCAACAGGTTTTTCTACAACTTTAGTTTCTGTAGCTTTAGCAGCAGGAGCTTTCTTTTTAGCGGCAGTATCGGCGGGTGCTGGTGTAGCAGCTTTAGTAGGAGGGGTTGCTACAGGAGCAGCAGCTTTAGCAGGAGTAGTAGTGGCGGCTTTCTTTTGGGGTGCTGAGGGCATCTTCTTCTTGTTTTGGTTATGTTCTATATTATAGCGAAATCCTTATATCATTTTATAACCGCGTTTAAAATTCTTATCATCTCGTCCTTATCTTTTAAGGAAATTTTGTTCCATTCGAATAATTCCAGTTTTTTTACTATAATGTTAATAATTAAATTTCCGCCATTTAAACCCATCATATTTTTAACAATTTTATTTTGAAAAGGTTCAATACTAATGTTTATAATACTTTCATCAATAAAATTTAAATTTTTAGAAACACCTAAAATATGGTCTAATAATGTTATTTTAATATCAGTAATAAAATCAATAGTATTATCATCATTTTCTATATGATTATAAACGACATCAATAATATTATCATTATCGTCTTTGTAATAACAAGTAAAAGGTTTAGATAAAACAAGATTAATTTTAATTTCGTGTTCTATATTATCATCATCTATATAATTACGAATAATATAAGGCATCGAATTACAATATATGTCAATAAAAACTGGTTCTTTAACATCATTTAAAATAAGGCGTAACTTGCGTTTGACATTATTATAAACTTCTTTATATGAAACAGGAAGATTTATATTATGCTTAATAATATTATTAGAAGAAGTGGGATTATAGTATGATTTAGGTTTAATATTACTATTTAAAAAAATGGTAGCGATATCTATAAAGGTTTCTTTAATGATATCTTTTGTATTGGTTTCATTAAAAATATTATTCCATACTTCTTTCCATTCATTCGGTGTAAATAAATCACCAAAATTATTATAATTACCATAATTAAAATTATCAAAATCATATTTAAAATAATCAAAATTTTCAAAATCTTTTTTATTATAAATCATATCATATGCGACGGTAATTTTTTTAAATTTTTCAATTCTTATATTTTTTTCATTTATATCTTGTATATTATATAATTTATCAGGATGATAACTTAATGCTAATTCTCTATATTTTTTTTTAACTTCATCTATTGTAGCATTTCTTGGTAATTCTAATATATCATAAGGATTTTCCATATTATATTAAATAATAATGAGTATTATTCTTTTATATATTACAAAAAAATAATATACAATATCAAAATATCAAATATCAAAAATATCATAAAATAAAATATACATAAAGCGATAACATTTGAATAGATATAACTTAACTAATATATTAAATATATTTATATGAAAAGTAATTGGAATATAATTAGATCCAATTTTAAATCAATAATAAATGATATACCTTTATATAAAACTTTGTATAAATATATATCAATACAGAGTTTAAATACTTTATTATATGGTGCTTATGGATTTCCAACAGATTTATTAATAGATGAAATAATAAAAGAAAAATTTGGTTTAGTTAATATATATAGAACAGAATGTATATGGAATAAGAATATAGTATATAATGAAAATCAATATTTTTTTGAGATAGATTTGATGAACCCAAATATGCCTAAAGATTATTCATTTTTAACCGAATTAATATTACATATAATTAAAAGTAAAAATATATTAGTAGGTTATAAACATTTTATAATATTAAAACATATAGACCTTTTACATGTAGAATTTTTTACATTTAGAATATTATTAGAAAGATTTACAGAGAATGCATATTTTTTATGTACTACACACAAAATATCTAAAATAGAAGCACCGATAAGAAGTAGATTTTATTGTATTAGAGTACCTTTATTTGAACATACTGATATTATAAAAATATTTAATAAATATTTAAAAATCAAATTAAATAAATATTTAATAGAAAATAAATCAAGAGACTTTATAAAAGCAATATTTTTTGCCGAAGTAGAAAAAAATGAACCAAACTTATTAACATATGAATTTTGTAATTATAATTTTCCTTTATTATATGACTTTATGAATAATTTTTCAAAAAAAACATCAAATTTAGAAGATATAAGACAATTTTCTTATAAATGTTGTCAATATAATATAAGTATTAAAGATTTAACAATAGATTTATTGAATCATAAATCATCACCTAAAAATATTATAACACAATTAAACGATACAGAAGAACTTATAGAAAAGTCTATAGAAGATACACTTGATACACTTAATATTGATATAAATAAAAAATCAAAATCAAAAAAAATAAAAAACTCTACTACTCTTTCAAAAGAAACAAAATATAAAATTGAAATTATAAAAAAAGCAGCAGATATAGATCATAAACTATCATTAACAAATAAAGGTAGAGAACCATTATATATAGAATGTTTATTATGTCAAGTATTATTGGAATAATATCATAATTATATATTCTAATTACATATTCTAATTACTTTTTATTGTATTTACATTTAGCATTTTAGTCGTTTCATCTTTATTTTTTCTTTTATTTTTACCAGTACTTTTATTTGTAGCAATAAGTGATATAAAATTATTATTTATAACTACATCATTTTCATTAATATTATAATTTAATAATATATTATCTAAATCTATAAATCTATCACACTGATAATATTTATCTATAATAACTGTAAGATAAATCTTATCAATATAATCTTTATATAATTTAAAACATTCATTATAAATTTGAGTACCACCTATAATAAAGATATTTTCAACAGTAGAAGTACTACAATACATGAATACATCATCAAAACTATTTGCTATAATAACAGATTTATCATTAATTTCATAATCAGGATTAGAAGTTAATACGATATTTAATCTATTAGGTAAAGGTTTTATAGGTAAAGATTCCCAAGTATTTTTACCCATAACAATAGCATTCGTTTTTTTATTATCAGATACAGTAGTTGTGATTTTTTTAAAATTTTTTAAATCATCTGGTAAATACCAAGGAATTTTATTTTCAAATCCAATACCACCATTAGAACAACATGCGACTATTATAGAAAATTTTTTAAAAAAAAATTTTTTAATATCATAATCCATAATAAAAATTATGAATAAATATTTAATAATTATTAAATAAGTTATCTTTATACCATTTACATCAAATTTTTATATTACATCATATGTTTTACGGCAACTAAATCTAAATCTTTAACTCTAACATATTCATATTTATTATTAGGAAGTGGTCTTTTAATACCTAATGGTAATTTACCTTCTTTAAGTTCTCTAATAGCAATTTCACGAAGCATCATATTAGAAGTGATTTTATAATTATCATCTAAATTAATATATGGTTTAGCACCTAATGATAATTCTGTTGTTCTTAATCCGATAATTTGATCAAATTCATATCTTGTCATAATCATTTTAGATACTTTGGATTTATCTAAACTTGCTGATGTTTTACTTGATTCATCAAAGTTGCTTGGCTTATTAATAAATGGTTGTTGATTAACATTTGTCATATTGTTTATTTATAATATCTCTCTATATTGTTTATATTCTTTATTTTTTTTCATTTTTTTATATATTTTAAAATAATAATATACTAAACTATTAAACTACTAAACTACTAAACATACTTTATTATAAGTATCATAAATGATAATATATGATATATAAAATGTAAAAAAACTAAACATTATAAATAATAAAAAAGCATTTATATATATAATTTTATCTTTAACTATAATTTTATTTTTTAATCTCATTTTTATTATTATAATGGTATTATTTATATTATAATGTTTATATAATATATTTATCTTCAAATAAATAGTACATAATTTTACAGAACCTTATATAGTCTAATAACTTTTTAAATTTTTATTTTTGTAACGATTATGTACTATTTGAGAATAAATAATTATAAATATAAATTTTATTATAATATATAAAATAAAAACTGATTATTTATAATTGATATTATATATTATAATATGGATAATACAGATATAAAAAAAAGATTAAAAGATATACTTTATTTTTCTAAAGTAAATAATGAAGAAGAAATTATGAAATTAACAACATTAAAAGAAGCACATATTTATTGTATTATAAATAAATTGTCTGCACAACAATATGGACCTTTATTAGAAAAATTTATATTAAAAAAATTTAATTATATAAAAAATAAAGCTGAAAATTGTAGTGGTGATTGTTGTAAAGATGGTAAAAATATAGAAGTTAAAGTATCACTTGGTGGTTCATTACATAATAAATTTAATTATGTGCAAATAAGACCATCGCATAATTGTGACTTATATATATTAACGGCTTATCATTTATCACAAGAAAATATTGAAACAATGGGTGAATTATATATATTTGCAGTCTCAAAAGAAGATATAAAAAAATTGTTAATATCATATGGTGGTTATGCTCACGGAACTATAAAAGAGAATGGTAATATAACATTAGAAACTTTAAATAATAAAAATAATAATAAAGAATATGCTCTTCGTCCAACTATAAATGATAAATGTTGGAATGCATTAATGACATATCGATTAAATGAAACATCACTCTAATCATATAAATCACTATATAATTTAACAAGTTCGGCTTTACCAATAGAATTTTGTCTTGCTGTATCAAAACTAATAGAATAATCAATTGAATTAAATCTGTCAATTAATATATCTTTATCTATTTTAGCTTTTATCCAATGCCAACTTTTAGGTCGTAATTTTTCGAGAGAATTGTTAGTAATTTCACCACATTTTCCACCATAAGCACGAATAGCAAAATCAGCATTATTAGGTGGTGTAGGTTGTCCATTTATATCTTTTGGACCAAATCCTAAAAAATCCCAATCATTATGTATTATAGGTAATTCTATAATATTTCTTTGAATATTTTTTTTTTCCCATATTTGAAAACAACATTTTACCATCATTGGTGGATTAAAAGAACAAGGAATAGTAGGTATTTCTTCGTCATAAATAAGATGAAAGTTTAAATTAAGTTTATTTTGAACACTTATACGACGAAATGTTCGTGGAATAATAAAAGCAATAACGTCAGCCCATTTTGATGCATGATTAAAGAATTTTATAGCAAGAGAACTAACTCTACCAAATGGTGGATTACCAACAATAAGAATTTTACCATTTATATTATTTGGTGTATATTCTAAAAAATCTTGTTTTATGATATCTTTATGTTCTGGACAAATATCAATACCAATTTTATTTTCTATAGGAATTTTTATAAAGAAACTTCCATTACCTGCACTTGGTTCAATAACAAGATTCCAATAATCCCATTTATATATTTTTTCTATTGATGCTAAACATTTTTCAGATATTTCAGGTATTGTATAAAACTTATCTAAACCTTCATTACGAACAGTATCTATATTTTTATTCATAATATATAATATTATATAATCTTTTATATTTAATCATTTTTTTATTATAAATAATGTTTATTATCATTTATTATCAAATAAATAGTACATAATTTTACAGAACCTTATATAGTCTAACAACTTTTTAAATTTTTATTTTTGTAACGATTATGTACTATTTGAGAATATATTATATTTATATTTTGATAATAGAACATATTTTTTATTATTTTTTATATATTTTGTTTTATGTTTATTTATATATATATCTTTTATAATTATTTTATTATTTAATAATATTTTTACTTTATCATTTAGTTTTTTATATAAATATATTCCACCAGTAAAAACTGTATATTCTTTGATATTACTTACCACTATATCTTTTTCTAAATCAATATATCCTATATTATTATTTATAAAATTATATATCGAACTCATAAAATCGTCTGTTAGTTGAATTGTAGAATTATTTATATCAGTATAATCTAATTTTCTAATAAGATTTTTTCCATTATTATATTCTTTCCATCCATTTAATATATTTGTTGTATTAAAATCATTTATTAATTTTATTGAATATTCATGTATTTTATCTCCACCAAAAAAATATAGTATATTATTTGTATTTAAATTTTTTAAAGCATATAATAATTCATTTGAAATATCATATATTATATTTATAACACTATCGCCTTGTTTATTTTTTATACCCTTTGCATTATCACTATAATTATAAATTTGATTAAATTGTGTTTTATATTTATTAAATATATCATTTTGTGATATATTTTTTACATTATCATTTAAATCTTTAAAATCATCATCTGTATAATTGTTAAGAAATAATTTTATTTTTTCAAAATATTGTTTTATACTATATAATTGATTAAATTTATCATATATTTTATCAGGTCTTATAATTGATTTAACTTCCATTATAACTAATAAATATTCTTTCAAATTTTGTTTAGGATTTTTAATATCTTTCATACTATTCATAGAATTATCAAATAATATATCACGTTCAATAATAAAAGCACAATCTAAATCTGTTAATTCTCTACCACTATTATAATATATTTTAAAATCATCAAATAAATTAAAGGTATGTATTTTATATGTTGGTTTTGTTTCTGTAATATGCTCTTTTAATCGATTACAACAAATATTTTCTAAAGATGTATTACTTTTTTTAATATTTTTTCTTAAATCACTTATTGAATCAGAAAATTCGTTAAATCTTTCATTTAATTTTTGTTCTAATTTTTCTTCAATTTTTTTTTCAAATTTTTCTTCAAATTCTTTAAATTGTTCTTTAAGTAATTTTTCAATTTGTTCTAACGTTACCATAATTACTATTATTATAATATATCTATATATTTATTATCAAATAAAATAGTACATAATTTTATAGAACCTTATATAGTCTAATAACTTTTTAAATTTTTATTTTTGTAACGATTATGTACTATTTAATAATAAATATATAATATACAAAAAAAGAAATTATTATATTTTTTATTTAAAGTATTATTATAATGATAATGAATTATTTATTTTTTATCTTGTTTCCAAATAGTACCACAAGAATCACATACATAAAGATAATTCATATTATGAGGATGGTATTTAATATATAAAATTCTTTGATCGTCATCAGGAACATTACAATCATTATTAGGACAAGTTATAGAGTTATCTTTAATTCTTCTTAAAGTGGGGTCAAAACGAAGATATTTATTAATATGTTGATTGTATAAAAGATCATCTTCAGAATACATAGTTTCAGAAATTTTAATAGCCTTTGTACTCTTATCTATTTTAGAGAAATCACAATGGCGGCAATATTTAATTAAATTTTTTTCGGCATCACTTTTAACATAAAGCATATTATTACAAATATCGCAAAAATCCATATTTAATGTATATATGTTATACTTAATATATCGTAATAATATTTTATATAGTTTCAATTTTTTATTTATAGGTAAATAAAAAATAGTATAAAGAATTTTAATTATATAAAATATATAATGAAAATATTATATATTCACGTAGTACATACTCCATTATTAGAAGAAAGAAAGAAATATTTTAGTGGAACAATAGAATATATTAAAAGTGTTGGAGAAAAAAACAATTATTCTATAAGAATTAATATGATAACAGAACCAAATGTAGAATATATAGATGCTAATATTGATGCATTTAATAAAAGGGTTAATTATGATAAAGAAGATGATGATGAGTTTAATAAAACAATACAAAAATTAAATGCACCACAAATATCAAATATAGAGAAACATAGAATGGTATATGAAAATATAAAACATTTATCAGATTTACCAGTAAAACAAGATAAGGATTTACATTTAGTAATAGAAGATGATGTAGTAATTAGTCAAGAATATACAAAGAATTTCGAAGTATTATTAGAAAATATAGAAAAATTTGATAATTGGGATATATTATTTACTTGTATATCAAATAAAAATGATTTAGCAAATGAAATCGCTATGATAGATAGTAGAGAAAATTTTAAAATGTTATTATGTAAAAGTTCATATATAATTAAACCACAATTAGCAATAAAATTAAATGAATATTTAAAAACATTCAAATATACATTAAAGAATGCTATATCAAAATATATATGGGATAATAAAGATGTTAAGAGTTATATATTAAATAGGCACATATTTTTAGAAGGTTCTAAATTAGGATTATTATTATCATCTACAAATAATAATAATATATTATTTCAAAATAACGATTTTATATATTTAGCAAGAATAGCAAGTGCAGATGAAATTGATGAAGCGGCATTAAAGAAGGCACATGAGATATATAGTAGAATTGAAAATTTAAAGAGTGCTGATGTATTACATACTATGGGTATTTTATATTATAAAGTAAAAGATTATGAAAAATCTAAAAAAATGTTATCGGAAGCGGTAATGTTAATGAAAAAGAATAATGGATATTTAACAAATTCAAGTGAAATATTAAATAACTGTATAAATATGTATCAATATGACCAAGATGATTTAGAAGAATGTATAAAAATAAAAGGTAAATATGATATAGAACTTAAATAAATTTTTACTTAAATAAATAATATTTTACTTAATAATGTTATGTCAAATAGGTCATTATATTTATTTGAATTATTATTTTTATGTTTTTTATTATAACTAATTGAAGAAGATTTAGAAGAAGATGATAATGAACTATCATAAGAAGATAAAGATGTATTGGAAGTATCACAAGAAGTTAAAGAATTGTCTTCATAAGAAGATAATGATGATACAGAAGTATTAGAAGATAATGAAGAACAAGAATTAGATAATTGAGGTGAATTATAAAAACAACATTTACAAGATTGTATCTGTATAGGTTTTTTATTATTTTTTGATTTATATGAAAATATTTTATTACATATAAAACCAAATAATAACAATTTTATATTCATATATAATTTTTCAGTACTGAAATAATATATTGAATGTTCGTATAACAATAATAAATAACTTAAATTAAAATTAAAATAGCCCATTAAAAAGATAATAATAGTATTTAAATTAATATTAAAATCAATACATCTAATATATAATAAACTTAAATAATATATATACATATTAGTTACATCATATTTATAATAATTTCTATTATCAAAATTTCTTAAATAATTATTGATTATCATAGGAAAATTGTTATCAAATTTGATATTATTACTATTTATAAATTCTTGATATATTACAGCATCTGTAATAGAATATATTTTTAAATCATGTAATAGATTTGATATTGTAATATGATGATCTATATGATAATAAATCTTATTAGCATATTTTAATAAATTTTTAGCACCATCTAATGTAATAAAATAAGCACATGTAGTATTTATAAATAAAGGAGAATATATATATTCTTTATTTATGTTAAATTTTGTAAAATTTTTATTATGGAGACAAGTAGAAGTTAAAAAAAACACATCCCATTCTTCAGGTAGTTCATCAAAAGATTTTTCTAATAAATTATATATATTATTTTTAATAATAAAATCATCTTCTAAAATTAAAGCAACTTTAATATTATCATTAATTATTTTTTCCCATAATTTTATATGAGATAAACCACACCCAATCATACCATTAGATGCGAATAATTTACCAAAAGAACTAATATATTCATTAGAATATATATCTTCTCTTGAAACATCAATACCAGCAAATCTTTCATATTCTATATTATATTTTTTGCATTGTTGTGATGAAATATATAATCTATCTATATCTTTATCCATATTTATAATAAAAACTTTATCAGCATATTTATTCATATTATATTTCTTTGTATTATCATTATTAGAATTCATAATAAAATTATATTATATATAATATATATTATAAATATAAAAAAAAGAACGAGTATAAATGATATTTTACATTTGTTCTGTTGGAATTACTTGAGGAGGTACTGGAACTGGTAAATTAGTAATTTTATCATCTAAAGTAATAAAAGCTTGTTTTAAAGCATTAATAACTTCATTCATGTTATTTATTTTTTCATAAATATCGCTAAAAGCGTTTAATTCTGTTAATCTTGCTTCAATAGCAGAAACTCTTACAGTTAAATCAGGAGGAAATGGACGAGCTTCAATTAAAGCAAGTCTGTCAGAAACATCGGGAGGAATTGGTCTTGCTTCTAAATTTAAGATTTTTTCAGTAGCATATGATGTAATGGATGTTAAGTTATTATTAACATCTTCAATCTTTGTATAACATTTATCAATTCTATCAGTTAAAGCAGAATTAGTTTGTACTATATTAAATTCTAATGAATTTAATTTGTTAGTAACATCAGGTGGAATTTCTATATTTTTGGGTGTAGTATCTACAACAACATTAGTAATACCAGATTCAGATAAAGCTTTAATTCTATTTTCTAATTCAGCAACCTTATTATATAATCCAATAGCAGCCATATTATACTATCTAATTATAATAACGATAATTTATATAAAAAAATATACACTATATCTTTATATAAAGAGTATATATAAAAAAATGATAAATTATAATATAATAGTAATATTATAGAATAATGATTATACCTGTACGTTGTTTTACTTGTGGAAAAGTAATGGCTGATAAGTCAGAATATTATGTAAGAGAAAGAGAAAAACAAAAAAATAATACTGATAATAAGAATACAGATCCTAAATTTAAACATTTTAGCGAAATTCATACAAAAAAGATATTAGATGATTTAGGATTAACGAGATATTGTTGTAGAAGAAATTTAATATCAATTGTAGATATGATGGATATAATCTAATATAAAAAATCTATAAAAAGTAATAGAATATGACAACAGCAATTACAAAAGATAGTTATATAGAAACAGTATCTACAAGTAATTTAAATTTAAATAATGTAAAATCATTAGATGAATATATAGAAAAAGGTGTGGAAAAAAAAATAAATCAATTGATAGAAATTGATTTTAAATCATTAGATAATAAAATAGGTGAAATAAAATATAAACCAATTTATAATTATACAATAAATGAATTATATAAAGGAGTAATACAAACAATAATAGATATAATAAATGATATATCAGCATTAATATCAGATATGGATTATATATCAACACAAGTATATAGAGAACGATTAATAAATATATTTTTAAAAGATGATAGGAAGATATTTATTGGTATAATTTTGGTAGTTGTATCATTTATATTATATTTTATAGATGGTGCATCTATATAAATTGTTTTTTTACTTTTATTTTAGTAAGTGGAATAAAAGAATTATAATATTAAATGATATTACTTGATTATGTATATAATGAATTTTATATATCCATAATAATATTAGCAATAATATATTATATAATATCAAAGAATAAAGATAATATATTATTATCAATAATCATAATAATAATAATAGGATATTTTATATATACCTATATAGAAAAATTATCATTAGAAAAAAAAAATAAAGAGGATAATGATATGAAATATATAAATAAAAATGTATCAGGAGACGAAACAACAATAAGTAAAAATTTTTCTGTAAATGTAATACCAAAAGAGATAAAATATTTAGTAAAAGATAAAAAATTGGTTAATATGATAATAAATATTAATTATGTAAAGAAATTTGATAAGGGAAGATATGCTGATTTAATTAATATAATGGATAAATATATGAAAATATATATTTATATATTATCAGATAGATATAAATCACAAGACTATTTTAATCATTTTATAGATTTACGAAATAATATATTAGAGATATTATATTCATTTTATGTAATAGTTCCAGATAAATTAAAATATGTATATGGTGTAAATCCAATAGAAGAATTAAAAAATACAATAATAAATTTTACATCATATTCGCGACATATGATAAGTATATTAGAGAAATATTCAAAAATAGAAAAGAAAGTTGAATATTTAAATGATAGTAAATATAGACCATATAATGATGTAGATTATCATACATTACCTTAATTTAACCAATAATATAATATAAATAATTATAATAAAATATAATGAAATATTAAGAAAGTTATATTATAAAAATGATAGATGATGATATATATACAAAAATAAAATTAATGATAGAAAAAAAATTAAAATCTGATGAAAAATTTACATTTGATGAAATATATAATTTATTATTAGATGAAAATGATGGTGAAATATCAAATAATATAAATGATAAAGATAAATTAAATAAAATAAATGAAGTGATAAGAGTATTAATAGGAGAAAATATAGATACAATATATAAACAAATATATAGATAAAAAATATAATGAGTGCTAATAATGATATATTTGATATAAATTATTTAGACAGAATAATAATACCAAAATATAATATAGATAAAAATATAAATGATGATTTAGATCCATATATATTAGGTATTAGAAATCGAGGAAATCAATGTTATGCTATATCAATTATAACATTATTTAGGTCATTATATTATTATATAAATAGACATATTGATAGTTATAATAAACAATCATATAATATAAATATACCAGAACATTTAAAAAAATCAATTTTTTTAAATATATTATATAAAATATATTATAAACAAAAAATAAATGATGATGATTTATTAAATTTTAAAAATTATTTTATTGAAAATATGGAACAACAAGATGTTCGTGATTTTATAAATTTTATATTTAATGATTATAATAATTATAATAGATATATTAATAATGAGTTAATAATAAGTAATTATTATATAAAGAAATATATAAGAATAAGAAATGAATGTAAAGAATTATATATAAATGATGAAAATGGTAATTATGTAGAATATAAAAATTTAAATAATAATTATCAGAATTATATAATTTTGCCGATATATAATCATAATAATAATTATAATTTGCAAGATATAATAAAAGAATATTTAGATATTAATCCTTCTGGTAATGATGTGGATTTAACAGAATTATTATATATTAAAAATAATAATAATTATGTTATAGTTGAATCATCGAATGGAAAAATATCACAATGTGATAAATTTATTTATACTAAATTACCTTATTATATAATATTATATTTAGGTATTTTATCTGGAAATAAATATAATAAAAATATACAATTAGTAGATATTATAACATTTAAATATTATAAATATAAAATTAAAAGTGTTATATTACATCATGGTACAGATATAAAAAGTGGTCATTATACAAATTTAATATTAATTAATAATATATGGTATCATATAAATGATGATAATGTTACACCTATTCAAGGTGATTTAAATACAGTATATTATTCAATAAAACAAAGAACAAATATACAACCATATATAATTTTAGGAGAGTATGAAGGAATAAATAATAATGAAGAATTAATATTAAATCAAGAACAAGGAGATGTAATAATATCAAGAGAGGAAAGAGAAGAAAGAAAAAAAGAGGAAAGAGAAAAAGAAGAACGTGAAATAGCTGAAGCAATAGCTTTAGTAGAAAAATTTAAAAAAGATGAAGAAGAATTAAGAAAAAAAGAACAAGAATCTATAATAAGAGCACAACAATCTAAAATAAAAGCAGCAAAAATAGAAGAAAATGAAGCAGAATCTAAAAAACTAAAAGCAGAAAAAGATGCAAATGAAGCAGAAGCTAAAAAACTAAAAGCAGAAAAAGAGGCAAGTGAAGCAGAAGAAGAAGCAAAAAGAACAAAAGAAGAAGCAGAAAATAAAAGAAAAGAATCAATAACAAATAAAAAATTAATACAAGAAGTTAAAATATTACAAGAAAATGTTAAGACATTAGAAAAAGAAGCAGAATTAAAAAAATTACAAGCAGAAGAAGAAGCAAAAAAAGTAGAAAATAAAAGAAAAGAAAATGAAGAAGCTGAAAAAGAAGCAGAAGAAAAAGCAAAAAAAATAGAAGATAATTCTAAAAAATTAGAAAAAGAAACAGATGATGAATTTAAAAAATTATTAGAAGAAGCGGAACAAGCAAAAAAAGAAGCAGAAGATATTAAAAGATTATTGGAAGAAACAGAAAAAAATAAAATAAAAGCAGAAAAAGAAGTAGAAAATATTAAAATAAAACAAAAAAATACAAATATAAAAGAACAAGATGATATTAATATAGAAGAACAAACAAAGAAGAATACATTTACAAAAAAAACAGAAAGAAAAGAATTTAAGAAAGAAGAAACAGCATTAAAAGATAGTGATTATAATGACGATTATGGTAATATTAAATCTTCTGTAAATGAAGATACTATAAATAGTGAAAATTTTTTTAAAATAATATGTGATGAAGATAATGAAAAAATATTAAAACATATTACTATATCATTAATAGAATTATTATCAGATAAAAAGAGAAGAACCGGATTTAAAGGAATATGCGATATAATAATAGAAATAATTAGAAATCATAATAAAACACAAGAAATAGATTGTTGTATGTTAGAAAAAGAAAAAGAAATAATATATGAGATTATAAAATATAATGAAACTGATAGTAGAATATTGAATAAATTCGATATATTATTAGAAGAAATAAATGTTAAAATACGAGAAATATGTAAAGATATTACATCATATACGATTGCTTCTATTGAAAATATACGTTATATAATAACATATCAAATGAATAAATATTTAAGTAATACAATAGATTATAATATATTAAATACTGTATTAAAACAAATAACAACAGAAGATGAATTAGAATATAGTTTATTAGAAAATATTAAAAATTTATTAGCAAGATATGGAATAGCTATATTATATGATTCTCATTTCAAAAAGAAGATTGAAGATAATAATTTAGTAAGAAAACTAACAAGTTAAAAAATGTAAAAAAATAAAAATTTAATATGACAATAAATAATAGATTATATTATGATAAAAAGTAATATATTAGAAAGAAATTTAATAGAATATTTTAAAGGGAAAGATATAGATTTTCTTAAGAAAAATTTAGGAATAATAACAACAGATTATATAAGTGATAATAAAAGAACATTTTTAGATACATATATTACAATAATGTATTCATCTGATAAATAAATATGATATTATGATATTATTATATTATTATATTTTATAATGAAAAATTAGATTTTAAAGTAACATAAACACGTTGAGGTTCATTTAATTTAAAAGGATTAGAATTATTTAAATAAGCAGTATTATAATGTGCTGAATTTGGTAAAACATCACCTTTTTCGTTAAAAGAATTCATTAATAAATCGGCTAATCCCGATTGAAAACTATTATCACCGCCATATATTTTATTTTTTTTAAAATCATAATATGATTTAACTATCATTTGATGAAAGAATTTATTAATAGTTTTATTTTTATTTTTTAATATTTTAATATTTTTTCCTCCAAATTGTGATCTATCAATAGCGAAATTAGTACCTCTTTCATCTATATTAGCAACATTTAAAGGTGTATATGGTTGTGTATTACCTAAATATTTATTATTTAGAATATCTGATAATGAAACATCAGAGAATATATCACCACCTTTCTTTTTATTAATTCTTTTTTTATTATTTTGTTTTTTATTATTATTTTTTTTAATACCACCGAATTGTGATTTATCAATAGCAAAATTAGTACCACGTTCATCAATATTAGCAATATTTAAAGGTGCATAAGCTTGTGTATTACCTAAATAAGTTGTATTATATAAATCAGAAGTTGTTAAATCTTTGAATATATCACCTCCTTTTTTATTATTATTTTGTTTTTTATTATTTTGTTTATTATTATTTTTTTTAATACCACCGAATTGTGATTTATCAATAGCAAAATTAGTACCACGTTCATCAATATTAGCAATATTTAAAGGTGCATAAGCTTGTGTATTACCTAAATAAGTTGTATTATATAAATCAGAAGTTGTTAAATCTTTGAATATATCACCTCCTTTTTTATTTTTATATTTTCTTTTTTTAGCACCACCAGATACAATTTGAGATTGTTGAACTTTAAAATTACAAGGTTTATTCATATCTTCAAAACCACTTATAACTTTACTATCTTTAAATTGATCGTTAAGACCCATTTGAAGAGGATCATAAGAAGCCATATTATTATAAGGAGCAACACCACCTTTAACTATATTATTTGCAAAATTAGTCATTCTAATTTATTGATATAATAAAAATTTATTATGATAAATAAGATAAAATAAAACATTATAAAAATAATTTAATAAATAAGATACGATATATAAGGATATTTTATATAAAAAATATAAATAAAAATGAGAAATTATTTAATTGAAGATTTAGAATTAATGTCATTATATATTAAAAATGGAGATACAAATGAAGAAATATCTAAGAAAATGGATATAGATATTAAAGATATAGAAGAAGCATTAAATATTGTAGATAATAGATATGAAAAAAAAATGAATATGTTATATGCTTTAACTGGAATGATATATAGTGTTTCTATATTATCGGGAATAACAGTTTTTATATATAAAATATGTAATTATGAATAAACTATACTTATTTTTGTAATAAATAAATTTAAATTATCATTATTTTTTTATACATATTGATAGAGAAAGATAGTGTAATCTATCTTAAATGTCTAAAACATTATTGCCTTCAGGGGAATCTTTATTCACAACTAATGGAGATATATCCACGAGGGCAGTATATTCCATTAGAATAGGACAGGAATGTGGTAAAGTTTTAGAAAGTGAAAATAATGTATTTATAGGTTATTCAGCAGGTTATGCGAGTACTTATACTTATGATTGTGTTTTTATAGGTAAATCTGCTGGTTCAACTATATATAGTGGTTCATCAAATATTATATTAGGTAATAATAATATTGATATAACAGATAATATAGACCAATTATTATCAATAGGATATAATACAAGTGATAGTAAATGTATATCTATAGGTTTCGATATTACAAATACAGGTGGAAAAAATGTTGCTATGGGAAGATCTATAAATTCAACAGCATATAATGCTATGGTATATGGTAATGAATTAAACGTAAATAATAGTAGATATTTTAAAGATACATTAAATAATTATGATAGTAATGTTGTAATAGATGGTTCAAAGAAATTTGGATTAAAAGCCATAAAATATAATGATACTAATAATTTAATATATAAAAATGAAAATAAAGCAGGCTATGATATAATAACATCAAATGTATCAAATAGTAAAAATAATAGTGTAAATTTACAAACAATTAATTATACTATACCTAATTTTAATTTACATAATGCATATTTACCATATGTTAATTCAACAAATAGTTTTACATCATATATCATAAAAGCCAAAGGTGTATTATTAAGAAATAATACAGAATTATCAATAGTTAATGTATTACCAAGCGAATTAATAGATGCTGCTACATCATTTGGACCATCAACCGATTATAAATTAGATGATATTAATCTTAATTTAACAAATATTAAATTTAAAAATACAAATATAGATATACAATTAACAGCAACAAATCCAATATATAATTTAATAAATACAAGTAATATTATATCATCACCAATAAATGTAATAAAAAGAATAGCAAAACCATATATAAATAATTCATTTACAGATTATAGTGAAATTTATATTAATATTTTTTTAAATTATCAAGGTGATGGTTTAAATTTATCATTATTACCAGGTTCAGTAACATTATATGAAATAAATTATATTATAACAACACAACCAAAATATGGTTATTTTATTATACCACCTTCATCAAAACCAATAAATATAATTCCAAAAAGTAATATTAAAAATATAAAATACATTCAATATCCAGAATATACACAAATAGATACAGATTCATTTGGATTATCTGTAATATTAACGATAGATGGAGAAAATATAATAGGACCAGAGAATACGATACCAATAAAAAGAGAAAGTAATCAAAAAATATATTACGATAGATTGATTTATACAAGCAATATAACTAATATTAAATTTGAAAAGAATACTTTTAATATAGCAAATAATAATAAAAATAAATATACTATATCATATATTAGTGATAATATAAATGTTGTTTATAATAATATTATTTATTCTTCAAATTATCTAAATACAAATATTTTAGAAATACCATTCGACAACTATAATAGTGTAGTTGTTCAAAATATATCAAATATAGATTTATCATTAAATAGTACTTATTTGACATTAAATTATTCAACAGGATTATCAAGTTATAGTAATATAATTTCTTTGGATTATAAAATACCAAGAGATGATTTAATAAATATATCTACAACATCATATAATGAAATCTATTTTACATCAATAGGTGAAGAGGAATATAACGTATCATATATAGGTAATTTATGGGCTAATATACCTTTAAATTCATATATTTATATATCATCTGGTTTAAAAAATGGTTATTTTAATTATGGTAATTATTTTAAATTTAGTGATATACATAATTTAATATATTATTCATATAATACAAATCGTTTTAATAATGATAGTTGTTCTATTCAAATTGTAAATGAAAATAAAATATCAAAAGAATTTAACATAGTAATAAAAAATTATATATCAAGATTTATACCAACACATATTGATGAAACAAGAATAACAACTAAATATAAAACATTAAATACATCAAAATTATCATTAGGTTTATTAATAGATGGATATTATTGGACTGATACTAATAAAATTGTTACAGAAAATGGTAGTAATTTTACATTAACAAATAATAATTTAACATATCATTATACATATAATTATGATAAAATAACATATTCAAGTGGAATAGTATTAAAAAAAGATATTAGTATTATAAATGTTGCTCCATTTGATTATACATATTTATTATCTATATTTGATTGTATAGATAGTTCAACATATGATAATACATCAACTATAATATTTACTGTTATAGATCAACCTACATATGGTTTTATATGTGATAAAGATAGAAATCCAGTATCATCATTTGATTATAAAAATATAAGTAATATTATATATCAAAATTATGATAATTCAGATAATGATGCATGTTCTATAAATATTGCTGCAGGATATTATAGTGCAAGTTATAATAATGTTAATATTGTATTTAATATGAGAAAAGATGTTTCAATTACGAATAGTGATGAATATGTATTTATAGATAATATAGAAAATAATATAAGTTCTATATCAAATGTTGTAACATCATTAAAATCATCACAAAAATTATATTTACATACAATATCAAGTAATATTATTATAGATAACAACGATTATTTATTAGCATTAGATAATTTTAAATATTTTAGAATACCAGATACATATGATGTAAGTAATAGTAATTTAATAAAAACTTTAACGGCTAATTTTTTAATAATACCAAGTTATAATGATTTAGAAATAGATAGAATAAGTTTATTATATAAATCTTTATACAAAAAAACAGCAATAACTAATTTATATAATGATGTAACATATAATGCATATATTAATCAATATATATCAAGTAATGTATTTTATGATTATTCTGAATTTAATGATTTAGATATATTAAGTTATGATTATCAATATTTAAATTATGAAATAGATAATAAAATATATAATACTTTAAATAATTTTGCTACAAATGAATCGATATTTAGTGTAAATGTAAAACCTTCATTATTATTTAACACATTAGGGTTTAATAAATATGATTTTAAAATAAGTTTTGATAGTTATGATTCAAATGTATCTTATTTTAGATTTACTAATAATGGAATAATATATTATCATAATAATAATACATATAATTACGATATTAGAAATGTATTATCATATAATTTATATAATACAATATATATAACAAATAATAAAGAAGGTACAAAAAAATTAGAATTAAAAGTTAATAATACGAATGTCATAACGACATATATAGATGATAAACAAAGTTTTAATTCAAAAGATATTAATAATATACGCATAGAATATTATTTATCAAGCAATATAATACCAGCTTATAGAGATACTGTTGTTGTAAATAATTTATCAATTGTATATGATTTATTAAATTATGGAACAAGTTTATATTTTAAAAATTTAAAATTTATAATTAATAAAGTATATGAAGATGGTTTATATAATTCAGTATATGGTTTAGATATAGGTGTTAATGGTTTAGATAATATATGTATTGGTAAAAACTATTGTGTAATAGGTTCTAAATCTATTGTAATTGGTAATGATTTAAGCACAAGATATGGAAAATCAATATGTCCTTTTGCTTCAAATAATCCTGATATAATAGATACTTGTATTTATGAATCATTAATAATTGGAAATAATAATTTTAATAATGCTTATGCTAAAAATGTTATATTAATTGGTAATAATAATTTTAATGATATAAATGTATGTGATGTAGAAGAACAATCAAAATTTAATAAATTTTTAGCAAGAAAACCAGTATTATTAGGACACGATTTAGTAGATTATAGTTATCCTTTGAATATAAATAATACAATTGTAAAATATTATGATAAAAACGATAATGAAGCATTATTTTTGGGTTTAGGGAGAGAAGATAAAAATAGACCATTACCAGTTGCTATTGGTTATGTAAATTGTAATATTGATTTATCCAGTTCAAATTCATTATTTATTCAAGGAGGTTTAGCTGTTGATGCAGTATCATTTGGTAATAAAAACAATAAATATATATATTTAGTTGGTAATGACGAATTAACAACAGATGTAACATATACATTACCAGTATTACCACCAAGAATAGATAGAGTTATGTTATCAACTTCTAATGACGGTTCTATGTTCTGGTCTGAAATAACAACATTTCGTACTGAAAATATAGTAGCAAATAATATTATAGCAAATAAATTTTTTGGTATAGATAGTTATTATGGTGATGCTTATAATTTATCTAATTTAAATTTTTCAGATAGAAATACAAGTTATTTAAAAGAAGGTTCAAATTTATATTATACAGATAAAAGAGCTTCTTCTAATTTTGATAATAGATTAACAACAAAAACAACAGATAATTTAATAGAAGGTACATCAAATTTATATTATACTGATTTTAGAGCAAGTTCTAATTTTAATCTTGAATTTTTGAAAAGAAGTACAAATGATTTAGCAGAAGGATTAAGTAATTTGTATTATACTGATGATAGGGTTAGAAATGTATATGATACACAATTAAAAAATGTATCAACTACAAGTGATTTAAAAGAAGGTTCTAATTTATATTTTACATATGATAGATGTTCTAATTGTTTCTATAAAAATTTAAGTAAAATAACAACAGATCAGTTAAAGGAAGGAACAAGTAATTTATATTATACAGATAAAAGATCTTATAATGCTTTTGATATAAGATTAGCAACAAAAACAACAGATCAATTAAAAGAAGGCACAAGTAATTTATATTATACATCATCAAGAGCAAATGTCGATTTTGATATAAGATTAGCAACGAAAACAACAGATGATTTAGCAGAAAGTGGTACAAGATTATATTTTACATATACAAGATTTAATCAATCATTCGATAATCGTTTAAATATTAAAACATTAGACGATATTCGTAATGGAACACATAATAAATATATAATTGATAATTTTTATAATAGTGATTTAATTGTTGGTGGGACATTAACAGCATCAAATCTTGTAGTTGGTAATGCTATTGTAAATTTATCTACAAGTAATTTTGATTCTGAATTTAAAAGATTTTTTAGTCTTCAAACAACAGATGAATTACAAGAAGGAACTTGTAATTTATATTATACATTTGATAGAGGAACTTCAAATTTTTATAGTAATTTATATAATATCACAACAGATTATATATTAGAAGGAATTAGTAATCTATATTATACAGATATAAGAGGAACTATAAATTTTTATAGTAATTTAAGTATAATTAATACAGATTATTTAAATGAAGGTATATCAAATTTATATTATCGTGAAGATAGGGCTTCTTCAAATTTTTATTCTAATTTAAAAAATATATCAACAGACTATATCATAGAAGGTTTATCAAATTTATATTATACCGATGAAAGAGGTAATAGCAATTTTTATAAAAATTTGTTTAATATTAATTTAGATTATTTAATTAATGGTTCAAGTAATAAATTTATAATAAATAATACATATAATAATGATTTATTTATTGATGGAACATTATCAGCTTGTAATATAAAATTTGGAGATTTATCATTATTGGAATTATTAAATAGTAATTTTAATACATTATTTTCTTTAAAAACAACAGATGATTTAAAACAAGGTACAAGTAATTTTTATTATACTGAAATTAAATTTAATAATAGTTTTTCATTAAAAACTACAGATAATTTATTGGAAGGTTATAGCAATTTGTACTATACATTTAATAGATCTACATCAAATTTTTATAGTAATTTATCAAAAATAAATACAGATTATATATATGAAGGAAGTAGTAATCTTTATTATACATATGCAAGAGATACTTTAAATTTTAATAATAATTTTTATTTTAAAACAACATCAGAATTAAAAGAAGGTTCAAATTTATATTATACTGTTGAAAGAGATAGTGCTAATTTTGATATCAGATTAACTACAAAAACAACAGATAATTTAAATGAAGGATTACTTAATTTATATTGGAGAAATGATAGATTTGATATAAGATTAGCAACAAAAACAACAGATCAATTAAAAGAAGGTACAAGTAATCTCTATTATCGTGAAGATTTAGCATCAAATAGTTTTTATAAAAATTTAGCAAATGTTACATTAGATCAAATTGGACAAGGATCAAGTAATAAATTTATTGTAAATAATACTTATAATAATAATTTAGCAATAAATGGTACATTAGTGTCATCTAATATATATGTATATAGTAATTTAAATGTAGGAAACTTATTAACATCATCAAATGCTAACATTTATAACACATTAAATGTATATGGATTATTAAATACTTCAAATGCTAATGTATATAGTAATTTAAATGTAGGAAACTTATTAACATCATCAAATGCTAACATTTATAACACATTAAATGTATATGGATTATTAAATACTTCAAATGCTAATGTATATAGTAATTTAAATGTAGGAAACTTATTAACATCATCAAA